TTAGCAGTTGTTGAAAACAGTAAACTTTTAATGAAAGGACAATAACATGGGACTTGACCGAATTGGAACATTCAGATGTAAACTTCTCGAACATGGCATCGATGGCAAGAAGAAAAAAGGCACTGACATAGAACTACCATGGTTCAATGTAAGAGTTCTTCTTACAGAAGTTTACGATGTAAAAGAAGAGAAGTGGTTTGACTACAGTGAATACACGGCTGAGATCACTGCATTCTTGTGTCTCTATGGTGCCATCAAAAAAGAAGGTGGAAAGATCGGACCGACACTCAGCATGGATCAAGTCAAGAAAGTATTCAACTGGGACGGAAGATCATTGATTCAACTTGCTAACGGTAAGTATGACGACCTTGAATTTCAGGTCAGGATTGGTGATAATACCTATGCAGAGGCCACATATCCATACCAGGTCAACTGGATCGATGTGTATGATGCCGAACCAGGGATGCAGCTTCGCAAGCTCGATGCCGCCGACTTAAAGAGTTTAGATAAACAGTTTGCTGCTATGGGTGCGAAGAATGCAACAGCGAAACCCGTAGCCACTGCTGCTAAAGCTCCGGTTAAAACACGAGTACCTGCTGATGATGGAGTACCTGATTCAGCCGAAGTAAAAGCTAAGAAAATGGCTAAGAAGTCAGCCAAGAACAAGGCTGCAGTGGCTAAGGCTAAGGCCAAGACTGAAGCCGTTACAGCATCGCCTGCCGGACCACCACCTAAACCAGAATCGAAAGATGCTGTGGTGCCACCTGCTAAACCAGAGAGCACTGCATGTACTATGCAAGAGGGATGGAATAAGATCGTAGAACTGCGAGATCCTTCTATCAGCGATAAAGTGATCGGTGAAGTGTGGCATAGTAGCATTGCCGAGATTGCTGGTCCTGATGTTGTGTCAGAGGATGTTACCCCGGAACAATGGTATCAGATCGCAGAAAAGACACTTGAGAGTGTTGCTAAATTTTGATATATTCGCTTATAATCATTGATCGGGTCGTAAGTTAGTTATATGATCGAGGTGCTGGCGGCGGCGTTTCACCATGAGAGCGATGGGACAGAGCACCTAAGCAGAATTTAAGAACGTAGGGCTTGGAATCGTGATGATTCTGCCCGCCAGCATCTATTTTTGAGGTGTGATATGGATTTAGATTGGGTAGTTTGTCCGCATTGCGGAAATGTACAGGAAGAAGATTGTGACAATGATAGCTTTATCTGTAATGAATGTGATGAAATATTTCATTATGATAAAAGAGAACATGAATGACCCTAACCTTCGCCGAACAACACGAAGTATATAAAAACAATGTCACCACTGGCATGTTAGAGCACTTCGCTGAAGAACTTGGTGTCACTGTAGCTTCTTTAGAGACACTTGGTGTGGGCTATTATCCTGGAGAGTATGCCTGGATATTCGCTGAACGTGATGCTAAAGGTGACATCATTGGTTTGGTTAGGCGGTATCATAATGGTAAAAAGTTCATGATACCAGGATCTAAACGAGGATTGCATTACGCCTACAATTCAGACCACGCAATAGGAGATAAAAAATATGAAGCAGGGAAATTCCATTGGATTAGAATTACAGAAGCGGGTGTTATCTGCCCGATTTGTGGAAAACCGGACTGGTGCATGGTGTCATCTGACAACCCAGACGATCCATCTGCTGTGGTATGTAGTCGTATACATGATGGCTCAATACGAGAGTTGCCAGATTGTGGCTATCTTCATATTCGGAGAAAAGAACAGCAACAAAATATGGGAACACTTGGAGTTCTCTCAGATACCGATCTACCAATCATCATCGTGGAAGGTGCGACTGATGTGTTGGCAGCTATGGATCTGGGCTTCGTGGCGATTGGTCGGCCTTTTGCTGAAGGGGGCATGGAGATCCTTCAGGAGATGCCTCTCACGGGTCATGAAGTATGGATCATAGGTGATAACGATGCTGGTGCTGGTAAGAAGGGGATGCAGAAAGCACACCTCAACATCAAGAATGCAGTTGAAGATATTAAGTGCATACTCCCACCAGAAGAGATCAAGGACCTGCGACAGTGGGTACAGCGTGGGCTTACCCAAGCTTCGTTATTCGAGTATGTCGGCGAACATGGTGGCGACAACAAAGAGATAGACCCTAATGTGTTTGCAAATGATGTAGCATATCTGATTGCTGAACGATTCATGAATGAGTTCCATATGCTGAATGGCGTACCCATACTTCGCAACTATCGCGGCCAATGGCAAGAGTGGAGCAAAGATCACTATGAAGAACTATCTATGGCACTGTTCAAGGGAAAGCTATACGAATTTCTTGATGGCAAGCAATTCATAAAAACTACTGCAAGGGGTCTTGATATAGTGCCTTACAAACCTACCAGGTCTAAAGTGAATGACATCATTGATGCCCTGAATAGGTGGTGCCCTGTAGAGAAAGATCCCCCTGTATGGCTTGACAAAGAAGAACATCCACACCCAAACAATCTTATCATCTTCAAAAACGGTATGCTCGATGTCACTGAGTACATGAAAGGCAACATCGTATTGCACAATCCCGATCCTCGACTCTTCACATATAATGTTCTCCCATATGTTTATGATGAGAATGCCTGGTCTAATCTATATGATGATACTTGCAACCAGATATTCAACGAAGATGCTGAATGTATCAGGGTACTCGCTCAGTGGCTTGGTTATAATACTGTACCAGATATGATACATGAAAAACTCATGATCTTCACCGGAGATGCGAGGGCTGGCAAAGGTACGATACTCGAAACACTACATAGTATGCTCGGTAAAAATAACTACAGTGCTACCAGTTTCCAGGCATTAGCTGATACACATGGACTATACTCACTCACAGGCAAACTTGCTGCTACACTCGGTGACGCGAGAACACCAAGGAAGGGTGAAGCTACTGCGGCTCTACAAACGATATTACAGATAACCGGCAGAGATGCTATCACAGTTAATCCTAAATATCTACCGCAATTTGATGTTTACCTAAAGTGTAGGTTTACCATTGCCATGAATGAACTTCCTGATTTCGCAGATTCGGCTAAAGCATTTGTAGCCAGAGCTATCATCCTTAACTTCCCTAACTCATACGTTGGAAGAGAGGATTTCACCCTGAAGGACCGGCTGCGTAAGGAAGCTCGTGAGGGTAAGTTGATTAACTTTGCTCTGCAAGGTTTGAAAGACCTTAGAGAACAGGGTAGATTCACCATGCCTAAATCTTCCAAGCCACTTCTGCGACAACTCACAGAGATCACTGCTCCGGTGACAGCGTTCATCAGGGAATGTTGTAATAGAAAAGGTGATGCCTATACAACTAAGGATCAGCTATACGAGGTATGGGGATTGTGGTGTGCAAAGACAGGACACAGAGTAGGCAACCATATTTATTTTGGTCGCTGGCTCAGACAAGCTTACCCATCTGCTGTCGAGTTTCGTCCTATCATCGATGGCAGGAGACAGTATGCGTATCGAGGACTCGAACTACAGAATTGGGTTTATTCTACTTATCTGAGTAGACCTAAAAGTTAGGAGAATGTAAGATGATTGAAACCCTTGATGATTTCGCAAAAAGTATTTTTGAGGATGAAGAACTTTTTAATGATCTTTGCGAATTTGCAGGGGCAATGATGAAATTATCTGATGCCCGCAGTGAAGCAACAGAAAAAGCAATTAAAAGAATATATGGAATCGAAGGAGAACAGAAATGACAACCAGTGAAGAAGATACCATAATAAATGTTCAGAAAACAGAATCACTAAAAGAACGCATCGAGGATCTGTTAAAAGAAGCTCTCAGTGGTACGTCTGCACGGAGTAAAAACACAATAATTATAGAAGCATTAACCTTAGTTGGAGATTTGAAATGAAAAACAAACTAAACTGGTTACTAACACTAATATGTATCGTGTCCCTCGCCATCATCAGTTGTAGATCCATGATGGATCGGGCGACACCGACCTCAGTGGCAAAACAATCTTATGAATACGTCAATGAATCACTTAACGGTTTCAAGGAGATTGATTCATTGTATAATGTAAAGAAGCTTCATAATGAGATTGTTATCAAGTACCGCACAGCACAGATCAATTTCCTGCGAATGGCTGAGGATGATAAACTTGCATACACTGATGCCATCGGTTTCATTGATGCCAACATTAAAGAAGCTGAATACTTTCAGGGCATCATTGTGGGTAGTGCAGACCAGCCGTTGAGTTTGATCGGTATCCTTGCAGGATTCACTGGTGGTGCCGCTATTGGCAGAATGCTTAAACGGAAAGGCGACTATTCACCATCTGAAGTTGAAGAGGTTGTGGCTAAGGCTAAAAGGAGAGTGGATTGATGATTTACCGTGGAGACAATTATCTTAAATGTGTTGAATGTTCATATACTTTCAAATTTGGTGATATGGCCTTTCACAGTGAAAGATATGGGCGTTATCGTTATATATGTCAACAATGTTCAGAAAGGGAAAACATGCCAAACATTAAAATCACAGCAAAAGTAGACGGCAAGATAATACCGTTAGAAACTATCAGCACAGAAACATTCGAGGCGATCAAGGCGTTGGAGAAGCCTAAGGAGATTCCGGTGACGAGAGTTGGAATATTTAGAAGTTTACCAGTCAAAAGACGATTAATCCTAAAAATAACTTCCAGTATTAGGTCATGTGTTTCTGACCCTGATAAACATATACTTGCCATAGATACAGCAACAGGTGATGTTGCTGCTTGGTGGGAAGAAGAAAGTGATGAAGGTCGTATCAGAGGTTATGAGAATGTCAAACCCCTATGAACCACTTCCAATCACGCACGCACCTGATCCTATGGCTGGAAAACAACTGTCCACGTAAGGCTATTGTCCGGGCACTGTATGAGGGCACTGTTGAGTTCTATGGGGGGTTCAATCCTGTTCCCCCCACTGAACATCCTGGCTGGATCATACGAGTGACATCTGTACACGGCAAGATTAGATACGTTGCTGTGATCGCATACCGGGACCATTACGGTATTAGGATTCTGCGTGATGTGCCGTGGGGGTGTTGGTGTGGTACATACAAATGGCCAGTATGTTATAACAATGATAATAAGTTCAGGCAACAATTATTCAGTGGTGATCATCCTGAAGAGTATAAAAGACTAAAGGAGATTTGGAATGAAAATTAGTGTATATAAAGAATCAGACGATAGAATACCTGTTGATAGAGCAACTGGTGGAGAAACTGATCCTATACTTTGGTGTCGGGATGGAATGTTTTGTATAATTCCGACACCCGTAATTCAAAATGCTGTAGAGTTTCGTAAATCGTTTCATGTGGAAAAACGTACACCACCTGAACTATATTTTTATTGGTCCCAAGGCATACCGATCAGTAATCTGGCTGGTAGGGCTTTGATGGGGGGAGTAATATGAAAAGGATAATATGTTGGTTAATCGGCCATAATTGGTTTGTTTTTTGGTCAAATGAAATTCGTTTTCAAAAGGGGATGGAAACATTCAGATATAAATGTTGCACCAGGTGCCCAAAGACAAAAAGATTTGATATTCAAAAAGCAGAAAAACCTTTGCCTTCTATTGATTGTGGCCAAAAAGTTAAATGGGTAAATTATTCATTTACTCAACAAAGCAATAACCAATCCCACAATAACCGTGATTAGTGGTATCGTCAATAGCCAGTGATGTTTGATGTGATTACTGAAATGCTTGGTAAGACTACAAACCCGTTCATCAATCCGCATTAAAAGATCATGGTCATTCATTTAGGCCCCCTTCTTGCTGGTGGTCCCTTGCGTGCTGGACCACGCCCACCTGTTGATTCTTCACCCTCTTTAGGCAGAACACGCTTAATCTCAGGCACAGGAACGCCAGATAATGTTCCAGCACCCTCAGCGAATCTATTGATACCACGCATAAAAGCTTCTTCGGCTTCCTCGTTTTCACCCAAAAGAGTATGAGCCATTGCTTCTGCCATATCAGGTGGGCTTTTCAGTACCATATTAACTACTCTAACAGGATATGATTCTAATACTTCGCCGATATAAGTTGTTTTTGCTCCTGCTAAAGTATCTACAAATCTATTAACTGTTATTTGAAGAGCTTTACCAAACAGGGGAAACATAGCTGCCCAAGAAGTTAAAAAATCCTCAAAATATTTAACAGGTTCTTTTAATTTTCTGGTTAGGGCTGCCATAATAGTAAGACGTAGGAACATGTTGACAGTATAGCCAGTAAGAACAGCACCACCTTTTTGGGCGAATGCTGTTTTATCATCTAAAGTCTTAGCACTATTCATATAATCTAATTTAGCTTCGTTGAATATTGTAAGTGATTTTTCATGGAAAGAACGAAAAAGTAAATATATTCGCCTTAAACCTTTTTCAGATGTCAATATAGATCTGTTCCATCTGTCCCATGATGGTTGCGTTCTTTGCCAAAGATATTCAGCACGATCTGAAACCATTCGTCTCCATTGTTCAACTGCTTGTCTTTCTTCTGGATCTGCATTCTCACCTTCCTCTTGGACTTTTCTCCATAAATCGGTATTTGCTTCTGGTAAATTTTCTTTATCGAGCCACCACTTAGCAGAGAATCCAATTAATTTACCTGTTCGTGCAGTATCATATTCTTTCTTAGCCATTTCCATTCCGGCTGTTAAGGCCCCCAGGTCAGCTATCTTCATTGCCCATCCAGCCTTATTAATATCAGAGCTTTTACCATCAGTCCACATTCGCAGTGCTGCATCAGCCTGAGTTGCTTCTCCCAATTCCAGACTGCTGTGACCCATGTGGAATCGATCCCAGGCTATGTCTGATAAGGCCAGTGTTTCTAATGAGTTCTCAATATTTAGGCCATCCTTGATGCTGGTCATGAACTCCGGCGATACATAGGCACCATAATTAAAAGCTGATGTATATTGACTGGCTACAACTCTTGGGTTGAAGAACAAGACAGCACGATATAATCCTGGTAGGCGTGCTGCAAACCACGCAGACATAATACCTTCTGGTGCTGGAATGCTTTGTGCCCGTTCATGTATTTTTATAATACGCTTACGTACTTCGTTGTATCCTTTTTGATCAAGTGCCGCTGCTATACTGGGATCATTGAGTAGAGTTCTCGATGTCCGGGAAGCCTCGGCCATACCAACGTATTCGGCTGTAGCACTTTCAAAAACACTGAATCGCCTAAGAGCATCACGCAGAACTAACGGTGCTGTGCTCCGAGTTCTGTCTTTGAGTATTCCCTTATCTTCAATCAGATTGACACCGAACTGACCCAGTTTACCCATCCTGGTTTTACCAGCTAATCTTTTTGGCATATAGACTTCAAGGCCCCACCAGTCAGGTTCGGTAGCTAAGTCTTTACCGTCCATTCGTTGTGATACTTGATTGATCGAGGGTTTCCAAATCTGTTCACCGATCTTTAATACTGTAACAGCGACCCTCAACGCCTTTGGGTCAGCCTCTACTCTTGTCCTTAGATCAGCTATCTGTTCTTCAGACAATGCACCAGTCTCAACTCCTTCTATCACCAGACCACCTTCAGTTAAGTGCCGCATACCAGCTTCCTGGTTGCTGATCAGATAGATGTCGATCAGATTGGCCATGGTCATCTCGAAGTTTTGGCCGTTTATATTTATAATAGAAGCCTCAGTAGCCGCACCTTTGCTTATCATCTGGTGAGTCTGTAATCTCGGATTAACAGCCTTACTCATCTTAGCCAGATCAGCATCAGTTATACCAGCTTCCTGTAGTTCAGTCAGGAGTGCATTCATTACAGATCTTGTATGGGCTGCTGAGTTTTTTCTACCAGCTTCAATACCTTTATCAAGTACCTCTGTGAATATGCCTTCTGTACCGCCATCGAGTATTCTTGCAAGGTGGTAAGGCGGTGTGTTATCAATACCGAAGAAGAAGTTTTTGAATCCCTGTATCGCACCAGTCTTGCCGAATCCTATCTTAATCGTAGCCGGGACTTTCTTCTTATCTACGAGTGCTTCTGTAGTTTTCGCAGCATCATTACGAACCACACGCATTGAAGTTGCCCTGCCAGCTACAGTGATAGGCATATCATAATCTTCAGGTAACAATTCCTTTGGTGTACCATAAGACTCTTCGAGAGCAGAGACAAATTCGTTCTTCTCTTTCATCGACATATCTTTCATAGAACGCTTGCCTGTCACCATCTCGGCAATATCACGATACTCTTCATCAGTCAATTCAGCTTCGCGTGCTATCTTGTGGCCAAGCACCAGAAGATTCTTTTTAGATCTTTTGATTTTAGGTGGAGTTACTGGTTGCGTTTCTCGTTCTAATATGGCTTCGATGTTAGTTCGATTCCTGCTAAGGAAGGCGAGTTCGTCTCTTTCTGTCGGAGTTCGTTCATCAGTCTCTTTCAACTTCAGTTCTCGATACCTAAGATCAGCCTCATTCAATCTGTTATCAACCTGCTCATTAGTTAGACCATACTGATGTCCTATAGCATGATCAGGTGTCTGTGGTTCTATTTCTTCTATCGGTTTTTTGGTGAGTTCTTCTACAGTGGGGGGAGTTATGTCCGGTTCACTAAGTTCCTTACCCCGCGTACCAGGAAGAACAACACTCACCATTCCACCAGCACCAATACCACCAACTAAAGCATCCTGCCAATCATCCATTACATGATCATACGCAGCCTTGACAGCAGTAGGTATGTCCTTTGGGCTTCTATAATCATATCCAAAATACTCTAATAGATTATGACCCATCGTTTCAATTACTTCTTGTGCCCCTTCCCACCCACCTTTCTTTAAGATGTTCATAATAGTACGAGCACTGGGTTTAAGCAGTTTATCGAAACCTATCTTCTCTGTAACAAAAGTCCACGCACCGGCCATCTGTGCGAGTTTAGAAGCTATATTAGATGGTACATTCTCATTACGGAGACGATTATACATACCACCTGTTTCGGAAGCGGCCAATGCCACAAGTCCCGCATGCGGACTTTTAGTTAGGAATGTAGTACCAACAACCACACCTATAGATGTTAGCCCAGAACTAACAGCACTCACGGTTTTGCTTACGGGTCTATCTCTCCATCTTGCCTCAACTATATCCGGGTTAGGAGCTTCCCAACCTTTGTTCGCTTGTTCATCCCAGAAATCACTAACCTTTTTTGCAGCGTCAGCATGTTTCTTCATCTTGCGATCATAAAACGACAATGCTCGATCAGGTCCATATTTGCGGATGAGATGTTCAGCGATGATACTGGCACCAGGCATGTTAATGTGTTTGGTTACTACAGTGCCTATTGTAGTTTCTGCCGCCATACGGCCCAGACCGCCTAATATTTGTCCTGTCATAGATTCAAGAGTTCTAACAGGAGCAGCCGCGACTTCTTTAATAGCTTGGCCAGCTTTCTGTATCGCAGTTGGCTTCGGACGAGGTTCAGTAATCGTTTCCCACTCATCCTCTTCTTGAATCGTCTCCCATTCGTTATTTGGCATGTTTTCTTTTATTCCTATTATTTTCGGCCTGAGTCACAAAACGTATATTTCCGGGTTCATAATGTCCATCATTATTTATACGATCTACTGTAAGATCACGCGGATCAACCTTTAATTCATTGATAACATGATCCGCAAACTCATTGAAAGATTTGAATAAACATTTAATGCCCCTGCCACCATAATTTTTATAACTTTTAATTTTCGGATCATTACACCGTTGTTTTATATTAATAAAACGATTATGGAGACAACCTATAATAGTTTGATGATATTTTTTACAACGTTTGTTTTCTTCAACTTTATAAACTTGATAACGTTTTTGATCATAATTCTTTACACAAGTTTTACAACGAGAATTAAGTCCATATTTACCTTTTGGTTTCTTATGAAATTCAGAAACCAACTGTAATATTCCGCACTTTGTGCAAGTTTTTACCCACTCACTATCTGCCATGTCCGGCCCCCATCACGAGATTCGCGTACCTGTCCAGTAAGTTTACTTCGCTGCCTAATCACTTTCGGTTTTGCTGCTGTTGGTGCTTGTCGCGGCCTTACAGACTCAGCGATCTTATCACCGAATGTACCACCTTTGGTGCCCGGCTGCACTCTTCTACGACTAATGCCAGGTTGCCCAAGAAGTTCTGTTTTACGTTGGGCGATATTCTTTTCTTCTTGTAGCAACATATCATACCTTGCAATTTCTTCTGGTTCAGCTTTTTTCCAATCATCTGTAGCCACATCATATATCTGTACTTTTCGTTTGGGTTTTCCACGAGTTAAAGAAATCGCTGCCGCTAATGGACTAACATAACTAAGTCTTTTAAGTAATTTGGATGGTTTATCTTCTTTGAACCATTCAAGTTCCTGAGAAATCCTATGACTATATGTGTCAAGATCAGCAAACTGTTGCATGGGTGGTTTTTCTTTTCCTGGTGTCGGATACATAGACTTCGCCACATCAGCCCCGAATGTCATACGTGCTTTGATTTCATCAGGATTATTTATCATTCCTTGTTGTGCAAGCCTATCAATATTCTGCAACTGTGCGAGTTGCTGTTGTGCTCGTTGGTTAAACTGAAGCATCTCTTGTTTGCCTTTAGCTATTAACTGTCGTTGCATATTTGATGCTTTCTGCCGCCCAGTAAATCTTGCACTCCTGTTTATCTCATTCCACATGAGTTTATATTTATTATCTATTTGCTGTCTACCGATCCTGGTTTGTTCATTGATAAACGACTCAGGTGTTATATCCCTGGCAGGGAGTTGTTCAAATGGCAAACCATATTGTGGTCTTGCATCTGGCATATTGTTCTCCTTCAAATATTAAGCAAATCTATGAACGGTCATGCCTGTACTTCTTGAGTCTCCAAAAGCATTTCTTGGATTATTATCCACCGTATCTACAAGACACCATAATTCATAATAATCTCCGCTTTCTAAATACATATCTTTTGAAGCATTTAGACTTAAACTTCCCGCCCCCCCTACTACACCTGAGTCTGTAGGAGCCACATAAGTAGTGTCATTTTTTCTAAGTATAATTTGCATAAAATCACCATCCAGCACATTAAGCACTGTTGCAAATATCTTTACACTATAATAGCCAGTCGTTGGAACGGTAAACCGATTAGTGGATGTATTAAAATCACCATCAGTATCATAATTATCTACTGTTGAATCATTGTCTAATGTTAATTTCGCAAAAACAGCATCAGCCATAGATTGATTACTGGTCAAGCACGCACTGAATTTTGAAGTAAATGCACCACCTGCTGCGGCCCAAGTTAGCACCCCACTACCATCAGTTTGTAAGACATTAGTATTATCACCGTCCGTAGGCGGTAAAGTAAAAGATAAACTTCCTGCAAGAGCATTGGGTACGGTTAATGTTATTGTATTCGCTGAACCGGCATCATGCAATATAAGAGTACCTGTGGTTGTACTTGCCTTTCCAACCGTTATTGAAGCCCCTTCAACGTTTGCTACTCCTATTAATGTTACACCTTCTGCTGTTACCCTAAGCCGTTCTGCCCCTTCCACCTGAAAATGAATATCACCATCGGTAACATTTCCAGCAACTATAAATATATCACCTTGGTTTGTTGCATGTTCATTTCCATATAAAGCAATATACCCACCTCGATTTGAACCAAACGCTCCCCCACCACCTATAAAAATAGCAACATTATCACTTGCGTCTGAAGTATTAGCGTGGATTCCTCCATCAGCACTAAAGATTAAATCATCACTTAGTGATAATCCTGTAAAGGCTGGACTATCTCCTGTCCCTAATCCCATAGAAGTTGCAGCAGTAGCGGCATTTTCCCAGGCCAGCGTACCAGCACCAGTCCCAACTAAGAACTCACTGTTAGCACCAACAGGCCCCAAAGTGTCCAAGTCCTCAAGCACGCCGTTGACAGCAAAAGTTCTTCCTGTTGATATATCCCCGCCACCAGTTAATCCTGTTCCTGCTGTAAGGGTAACACCAGTATGGTCAATATGTTCGTTCCCTACATAATCACTAAATCCATCGTGGTGTGCACCACCGACCATAGCAATATTAGTACCTTCAATAGCTACCACACCCGCACTAACTCTTGCGATGGTGGTGTCAGAAGCGTGTCCTAATTCAATGCCTACAAACTGGGGACTATCTCCTATCCCCACCCCTAACGATGTTCTTGCGACATTATCCTTCTCGTAGGCGAATACCCCCCCACCTGTGGCGACTATAAATTGCCCATCGGATGTAGGAGCACCTAATGGGGCTAAATCATCAAGCACTGCTGCATAAGCCTGTACATTAGTTCCTATCACAAGGCTTAATTCTGTTGGGGTAACTGAATGAGGATTCCCAGAAGTTAATAGACTATGGGAGTAAGCAGCGTCCCACTGAGTATGTGTTACATCATTGTGAATATCACCACTATCAATATTGACGTTTGTAAGTACCTGGCTACCCATATCCCAAGCACCAGCTAAAGCTGTTGTCCCATCCGCTAAAAGGTATTGAGAGTGGTCGTTGCCTGTGGTAAGGCCTGTAAGGGTTGAATGTGCCGTAGCCACATAAGTTCCGGCAGGCAGATTAGATATTGCTCTTAAATCTTGTGTCTCAACATAAGAAGGTGGGGAACCTGTACTCCGTAAAATAACACGATATAACAATTTCATTTCCTGAAATGGGAGAATACCAAAAGATAATGATTCATATGTATTATTTTCACGGGCATTGTTGAGTGTAGTATCTTGTCTTTGCCCCATCAGAGCGACTATGGGAACACTTATGTCATTAGTCGCAAATATCCACATTGCCATATATCTATTAGGTGTACAATCAGCGAGAGCATTGCCATTATTATATCGAAGAGCAGTACCATTCAATTTGTAATAAACAGATACTCCTGCATCCCATTCCCAATTAGCAGAACCGTTCTTGTATAATACATTACAAGTGGTTTGCTGCGAGGGGGCGTGCTCAATATCTTCATCGTGCCACTCCCCCGCTTCTATAGTGATAGTTGTATCATCAAATGTTCCGGCCAAGCCGTTTTTAAATCTTGACCCAACTGTATTATGTAAATATTCGTGAGTGTGCCAATCCATTACAATATTATGGCGTTCTTCCCCCACCAATCCTTTATTATAACTACCACCCCCCCCTGTTGTGTTCCAATAAACGGTAGCCATTATAGGCAAATGCCATCCTGGAAAGGCAGTATTTTTTGTAAGTGTTCCGGAAGAATCATAATAAATCCAATGCAAACCAGTAGTATCCGCTATTTGAATTGAATCTGTACTTTTAGTTGTCTTAACACCATTTATATAAATATCGTGACTACCTGTAATTGTTAAAGTAAAATCACCATCATTCCAACTAAGCGTAGCAGTACGGTCAACAAAACCAGTAGGTTGTTTTTGAGCATCAAATACATCGCCAAACACAATACCATCTATCGTAGCCCCTGCCCATTCTGGACTTGCCCCTGTATGAATATCCTGTGGAAGTGATAATGTAATAGAACCAGCACCAGGAGTAGATGTGATCTGGTTAGCCGTGCCAGTGATTTCAGCAAGTACGGGATCTGCTCCAACACTACCTATTGGAATCTGGCCATTTGCAGCAACAGCAAGCGGAGTAATAGCACTGGTTCCAGAGCCTAATAATATTCCGTGGTCTGTAAGTGATGCAGTACCAATACCACCTTTAGCTACTATAAGAGGATCTATGATACCAATAGTAACACCACCTGATCCATCATCAGCTATATTAATTTCATTAGCAGTTCCTGCAACCAAACCTATGAGATCTTTAGATGCAAGAGTTTTAGATGAATTAGTCCAGATTAATCTGGATGCAGTTAGGCCAGTAAGAGTAAGTCCAGTGAATGTAGGACTGGCATTACGGCCTAATTTTAATTTAATCTTATTAACAATTAAATCAAGTCGTTTCCAATCATCTTTAATAACTCTCGGTATGTCTAATGATTGACCCATTACATTCTTCGTCCCAAAATAGGACCACCGGAACCACCAGCAACTGACATATAATCACCAGTTTGGGGGGCATATTGTTCTTTGAATAAAGGTGCTGGTGTTGGCCAGGGTGTGTCTGCTGTACTGCTGCCACCATCATCTAAACCTGGATAAGACTGTGCCCCATTACCACCTTGATCCTGGCCATACAACGCCGGGAACTGTTGTGCTTGTTGAACTGGTTGTGCTGTTGGTTGGGATTGAAACGCCATTGATTCCCTTTGTAAATCAGCCTGTAAATCGGCTATATATTTTTGTAAACCTCTTTGTGCTCTTGCCTGACCCGCCTGAAAACCTCTTTGCAATCCCGCCTGGCCTGCTTGAAATCCCATACCTGCTTCTTGCATTTCTATACCAGAAATTGCTCGTGCTCTTTCTTCTTCTAAACTCGCCCGTGTTGGTGCTGCAACTTCTTCTTCAAATTTAGTACCAAGCCCAGCAGCCATAGTAGTACCAGCAAGACCAGCACTTACAAGATTTTGCATTCCTACCGATACAGCTTTAACTCTACCACGCTCTAATCCCGTCTCAACGCCTTTGCCGAAACCACCACCAGGTTGATATTGTGCTTTGGCTCTTCTAAGGGGTTCGAGTTCTTTTTCTCTTCGTACTGCTTCATTATATTTACGTTCATTGGTATATAATACCCCGGCTACTACATTTCTTGTTTTACTCTTAGTGTAACGCCTAAATGGTCTATATGTTTCTGCCATTACAGTACCCTTCCAATCTGTTTAACATCCAGGGTTAATTTTTCAAAACCCCAAGTTTCTGTTGCTGTATCATTACCAATCTTAATTGCACCAAACCTGCCTCTTATTTTTCTGCGATCTTTATTACCTTTTTGATAGCCAGGACTACTGAATGTACCAGAATATTTTGGTGTTGCCGGAGATGCTTCAACAGCTTCGATTACATTTTCAGATGTTCTTGCAGCAAAAATTGAATAATTAACATCATCTGAATCACTCTCACTACCACCTGATAAACCACCAGCCGATATAATATTCACATTACTAAGTGTGCCGTCATTAATATTACCAGATAATTGTATAGGCCCAAGAACTGCGTAACTATCTATTGCTTGATTAGACCCACCTATATTATCATCTTCGGCAGTTTTATCAAATTTTCTAATATAACCATCTTTACAACCAACAAGTAAATCTCTAAGACCGGGGTCATTAGCTGGATAATAAAATAAAGAATATGGTCCACACTCATCAGGATATGTTTCTGGAAAAAATCCCTCAGTTTTCAAATCATACCAATAATTAGAATTAGAACCATCAGATAATTTAGTAATACATATATTTATACCATAATCTCTTCTGTCGTATGCCATAGTAATGCGGTGCGTAGACGAATCAGCATCTTCGTCTTTAACTAAATCAGGTAATGCTATCGCTGATAAACAAACTGGGGTTCCCGGAATAGTAGTTTTATAAAATCCATTTGTGCCCCAGAAATATAAATTACCAGCACCATCCCAACACCAACTATTAGCTCCAAATATTCCAGTAGTTAAATCGAGTCCACCTAATTCACCGCCGTAAGCTGGATCGCCTGACATATACCAGATAGAAGTAGCACAGCCAAAAATGAGATAATCATCTTTATATGATATTAGACATCGTATTATGTCACCAAGTTCACCAGCATCAGCATTGCCACCTTTTACCGGAGTCCCCGCATCGCCTGCTACGTAAGCGAAGTCCCAGGGAAAAGCCTGACGAGCCATATACCACTGTTCGGGATGTTCTGGATCACCAGATAAAATTGTTCTACCACGATATAAAACACCAAGATATGCTTTGTTTGGCAGAGCACCATATGATTTAGTTGCACCACCCACAGTAAGCACTACGTCTGGATAATCAGTCCAATCGTACCAATGTGGTGATGCGGTTACTACTGATGGCGTAAATGTTGATCCATCCATTGTGGCTGTGGCATTGTTACTTGATACTGTATTAGATATATCAAATGCCGTAGCAGAACCACCATAATACGCGTAACCATATATAGCAGTTTTCGCTGTATTTACAAAATCTACCACCATATAAGCAAAATTACTACTACCTTGATCTTGAGTTAATATGTCACCATGTGCGGGTGGACTTGTTAGTGCTGATAGTGTTAATTTTGTATTTATAAAATCTGCTACTTTAAGGTTAGCACCATTAACTATAAATACTTTCTGGTAAGCCTCAAACATATTGAGTTGATCAGACGTATCAATATCGCCATTAGCGGCACTAAGTTCTGTCATTGTTCCAGCAGCCACATCTAAATCCTCATACCAAAGTTCATCATTTCCAGCAGCTACTAATCGCTTATATGTTACTACATCACTTAGTGAAACTGCCATGTTTAGATACTCTCATACCATATCGTATTGTTCGCCGCAGCTATTAATTTCCTAACTGTTATCATACCACTTTCACCAGTATATTCCCAGTCCGTTCCTCGAACTCCTGGTGGGCTATCATAAGGCCCACTACCATTGCCACCACTAATGAGTCTATAGCTTACTCGTATCTGGTCAAAATCAATAATGCCAAACGACCAGGTATCTCCTGTAGTCGTACCAAATATATTTGTAGATTCTATTTTCCACTCGTAAGTAATACTATAATCCAACGTACCAAAAGCAATAGCCCATTCTATGGCGGCTTGGGCTGATGATTCCTCTACCCAATCATTACCTTGTATACGAAAATAAACATCGTAAGTATCTGAGTTACCCCCGTCTACCCAACTTAACGGGGTTTCATCAAGAGTTATACTTGATGTTGCATCAGCAGGTGAAGGAGTTGTAGCCTTTACTGGCCTTGCATCAAAATTCCATATATCTCCAGTAGTTGTGCCGCCAGCATTTGTTGCGTCTACTCTCCAATAAATTACTTGTTCAGTAGGCACATCACCAATAGTTACAGTATAAGTTGATGGTACAATAGCATCGGCGACCTTAACAAGACTCCCTGACGGTCCTATATAAACATCAAAAGTATCTGCTCCACCGCCATCATCCCAATCTAATACAAGTCCTGAAAAATCCACTCCTGTTGCACTATTAGCAGGTGTTGGATTAGTTGGTTTAGTTGGTGCTGCACCAACCCCCCATGTTTGAAAATCAAAATCTTGTATGTTCCAGCCAACCCAATTTCGTTGAGTGTCAGGAAGTGCGGTCCATCCGTCACTAACTCCTGTCCAGTCTCCCCCCCAAGCAGCTACATTTTCATAATATACGCACGCGTCACCGTTTGCATAATCATCTGTAATATCACCAAACCAAAAGACACTATTATTAACATCTGCATTTGGTGTGCTTAAAACAATGGCATATTCTATACCAGATGTTAAATCTACAGGAGTTGTTAATGTAGTTTGATATATAGCACCAGTTGATGAAGTAGTTAGGGCATTACCGTTTCGACTTACTTGAGATAGAGAACTTCCTGTAGGAAGTCCACCAGCAGTGGCATAAATATCAAAATATATAGTTCCTGGCGAACCAGACCGTTTTAATCTTGTACGAATAGCATTTAATGTATAATTTTCTTGTGGAGTAAAAGTCATACCACAATAAATATATACCAATGGCGGCCCAACATATCTCGATACTTCGGCTATATAAGTTGTACCAGAAACATGATATTCAAAAAGACTATTAGCCATATCATGCCACCGAACTAACAGTACATATTGCAACTACAGGTTGTTCTGCCGCACCTATCTGAGTACCAGCACCCCACTTTGCCAATCCTGGCCTTTGCCCACCACGCAATCTGTTAGATAATGCATCATACGGGCGAACATTAGACATACTGAATGATGTCAATGGGGGTTGTTTTTCAGTAACAAAACCCTTGTGCAGACCCTTAATTGGGAAGAAGATCTCTGCCATATTATTATTCCAAAAATATGGGGTGGGTGTATTGGACCACCTCACCCCGTTATGATATTCTGCCTACGGCAGCGTATTAATTGAAGTCATGGATGCGGTAAGCAATTTTGATCTTCATCGGACTATTACCAACTGCTGGAATACCAATGGCAACCAGTTCTAATCCATCATTAACATCTGTTACTACTCCTGCGGCTGTACCCAACGGTGCCATAACTGTATAGGCATCTGCTGTTTTGTGCAAGAAGTTAGTACCGGTAACAGCACCACTCAAAGCTGTATTTCCTGTCACTGTCTGGACAGTTAAACTTGTATTAGTAGTATAGGTTGCACTATTATAGTCAATATACAACACAGCCGATACAAATTCAAGAACTTTTTTAGGTCCAGGTGCACTAACAAGTAATTTAGGTGCAGAAACTAAAAGTTTAATCTCTGCGGAAGTAATATCTATGATCTTTTCATAAACTTTACCCGCAGTTTTCCCTTCGGTATCTGCAACCTGATTTTCGATGTCGTAGGCCATAAACGCTCTTCTTGACATTTTATTCTCCTTTTTCTTTTTATGTTTTTTTCAAATATTTTTTGGATCTGTTTACAAAGTTTTCATCATCTATGAAACCCATCCCAAAATTACACCTATAACACAAAAGCCCGCGTACTTTATCAGTCTTATGATCGTGGTCAACAAGCAACCTATGCCCACTAACATTTATTTCACCACAAATAGCACAAACTCCACCTTGTCCCTCGACCATTTGATCATACTGTTCAAGAGTAAGACCATAACTATTTTTTAAGTTCTTTCTACGGTATTTAAGTTTGGCTTTTGCCGTTCCGTGATATTTTTGAGCGGCTCTTTTCTGAGTTGCCTTTCCTTTTTCAGTTTTATGATGTTTTTTAGAGGCCTGCCTATTTATTTCTTTTCTTTCTTCGGCCCGATGATATTTTTTTCTACAATCTCCGCACCAATAACTTAAACCGTCTTTACTATCACCCCTAACACAAAATTCACTTAATAATTTCTTCTTTTTGCACCGCGAACAAAGTTTCTCTTTAGGTATAGGTGACATCGTTGTAACTTCTTCCCCGATACCTACGGTTTCTAATCTCTTCATTGGATAACATTGGGCCGAGCTTCCTTGGTGCACTCCGCATATCAGTCTTAAAGGCATTCGGGATTGCTTTTTTATGGTAATATTCTGACCAAAATGTATCGAAATGAATATCCTGACTTTCCATCTCTGTTCTCGCAAGACACGCTGATTCAACAGTGTCGTCAAATTGGTGGCCAGCCGGGTGTAAATTATTCGGTGGTTGTACTATATATTGACTTGTAGTAGTAGGCGTAGATCCACCTGATAAAGCACTAAAATCAAACTTACCACTTGAACTGGTATAGCCTGTCACAGTAGCAGTTTCACCTACACCTGTACCATCAATAATAGTAATAATCCAACCATTGAAATAACTATCTGCCTCAACATTAGCCCTTGCACTATCAGATAACGAAATAGCACTCCCGGCAGTAGCAACCCCACTTTCCATCTTCATACTATCGAAATATAAAGTATATGGAAATTGCACTGTGTCAGTGCTTATTGGTCGCGGATCAACTAATAATACCCACAACCTCGTCTGCGATAAAGTTTCATCAACAGGTTGATATGGCACTATGGCAGCTTTCCTTGGTGGGCCACCGATGATACTCGGAGTTCTACGTGTTCTGATCTCTGCTTCATCACACCAATCTATCGGTGTAGAACGATTAGAACCAGCAGCATATTGAATTATCCCATCAGCAGATCCACTAAAATTCGCTGGCAGAATATATTTAGCATTGTCACCAGCATCAGTCGCTACAGATGTAATAGCAAATGTATCATCTGCTGCTGGAGTTGTTCCAGTTAAGTTACCATCAGAATCTAACCACGCATCAACACCGCATGATCCAGTTGACGCAGTATAACTTGTAATCTGTGCATAGCTCCCCGCACCCGTACCTGTGAGAATATAGACATACCAATCAGTAAGATCTTCATCAGTATCATAGGTACTACTAAGTGTAGCATCTACCATAGTAGTTGTAGAAGCACTATCAACAGTACCAGCCACTCGTGTTGCGAATGTCACGCTCATGAGCCTACGCATCCAACGCCAACCTTTAGGCGGTGAATCAGCCATGAACATAACAATGCCATTGGTGATGTACCTTTTACACAGATTGAAGTTGTACTGATCAACAGGTATGTGTAGCCGACCCACAGAATCATATTCAGCTATACCGAGTTTCTCGGCTACACGCAACATTAGATCAGACATCGTTTTGGCATTTGAAGGCTCTGCTGCCATCTATTTTACCTCTTCCATTTTCACAACTCGCACGATAGCCTCTTCATGTACCTCACCACCAAGTCCGGGACTTACTTTACCTTCTGCGGTGAGTTCAACCAAACGATTCAATGCTTGCTTTACTACACCGGCTTCACGCTCATCCAGTTCGATTGAATCCTCTTTACAGTCACGAATCTGTTTAGCTACACTAACAGCTTCAGCAATATCTTCACCTGTTTTGAAGATGCCTACACCGCGAAGCCATATACTGATGTTTCCACGCAGTGGATATGGTTCTTTCTTGCTCTCAAGTTCTCGAACTTCTTTACCATCTACTGTTTTGGTGACAGGCACTTGTACTATCACATCATACGTACTTAGATCTAAACGATACTTTTTCATCTTGTTTCCCTTTCAAACGTGGGTTGATATTAAGACCCGCTCCGGTGCCCCACGTTTTCAAGGGCACCGGGCTACGGGCCATTAGATACTAATTACACACCAGGGATACCGTCTACTGCAATCAGATAAAATAGAACACCAGCGAGTCTAATAGGAATCGCCTTATCTGCTGTAGTAACTGTAACATCGCCTTGACATGCTACATAATCAACAGCATCAGATTCAATACTAAACAGATTAACAAATCCATGATCGGTGGCATCTTTATCAATACGAAAAACCGTATTAACAGCACTTTGGATAGTTCCGCGTGTACGAACTCTGATACCAAACTCTTCTGTAGCAGCGGCACCTTCACGATTAATGGCGACATCAAGACCACCAAACGTAGCCTTAGTACCAGCAGTTAAATCCTGAGCATCAATCTGTAAAGCAATACCAGTGGTAATATTTCCGCTGCTCTGTTTTAGAGAAAGACTGATAGTGTTGGTTATTAGACCCAGTGTACCATCTTCTCTGTTACTTACTGAACAGTTCAATCCTCTAAAGGAACAGTTAGAGTCATTAGCAGCCTCATTGTTACCCTTGATAAAGAGCATTCCATGATAATTATCTCCGGTGCTGGCTACGCTCTTGTAACCTTCAATCTGCATCAGATATTCCTGTGCTCCTGCTGCACCACCGAAGAAATTGTCACCACTAACGGTAATACCGTAAGCCCTACCACTTCTACTATTAGACGGTGCGAGAAACAGACTATTACCACCTATTCCTGGTGCAGCATACATACGCATCCAGCAAAGGCCAGGAGTGCTACGATCAATAGTTTCAACTGCTACACCTATACCAAGAGGATCACCATCACCAGTATCCTGAGATAAGGTATAAGCACCATCAGCTACACCTAATACGGTCTGATTTATAACACAGTTAGCGTCAGTCCAAACTGGGACTATGGCACCTTCCGTAAGCTGGAATATTTCAATGAAGTCACCATCGCCGCCAGCTTTCTCACCGAGACTCTTAACAATACCGGCAAAGTGAACCAGGTTAGCCCCCTCAGTCGGTTGCTCAACAATAAACAATCTACCAGTATAACTTTGTACACCTTCGGCATACGTAGTAAAACTATCACCACCAAGTTGACTCGGAGCACTGGTACGTTCTTTGTGATCGCCCACTATATCGCTGTTATAACAAACAGCCTGACCAACCCTAACTGTATCAGTAGGGGTTGCTGGACGAAAGAAAACTCGTTTAGTGCGGCAACCAACATCATAGGCACCTACACTCATATTTTGTATTTTACTCATTTTATTCTCCTGTTATGAATGACGTTATCAAACGTCACCAGGTTAATATTCAGTTACACCAACATGATTGGTGTTGGTTAAATTACGCAACAATCGGTTTGTGGATTACGAATCCCGCTTGCCTACGATTGACGCACAGGTTATTGTGAGAACCATCCAGGAAGATAGTGAAAGTCGTATGCTGAGTTCTATCAGTCATCGGCTCAGTCTCTTCCATCCAATAGCCATCCTGAACATAAGGGATGAACTTCTCAAAGTCCACACAGTAAATCGGGTCCATCTCAGTGGTAGTATCATAACTATCATCCAAGTTAAGAACGCCATCAAGTTGAGTAATATAGATAACCGGCAAACGATTCAGGTATACTGTAGCACCGTCATCAATACGGATATTGCCGAGTACGTCTTTACCACGATGGAAGTCATCTCTTGCATCGGCCAATGTCTGCAACTGCACAATAGTTTTAGCATTAACATAAACTCTTTTAGCGGCATTACGCGGTTGTGACGGATCATTAAGAATTTGCGGAGCTTTGAACTTGGTTCTTGTAAAAGCTGTTCGGAAAGTCTCAAGCAAAGCATTATCTACCTTGGTGTACACGCCCGCCCAGTTAGCCCATCTTGGCTCAGTAGTTGTGCTAATACCTGCACAAGTGACGCTCGTATTACCATCCTGGAATACAACTTTCAAACCGCTAAAACCAGCAGTTGTTACACCGCCACCTAAGAAGTTAAGATAATACGGCACACCATATGGATTCAAATCATCGGTTGCACTATCCGGGGTTTTCCAAAAACGCTCTTCGATTAGATCTGCAAGACTCCACAGACCATCGATTCGTCTGGTTTCGAGCAAACGAATGAAACCCCTTGCGGAATTAGCATTACGTTTAATTTCAAGAATATCCCACGAATAATGTGTACCTATCTGACACCAAGGTACATCAATCTCAACCATCACATCCGACACGGCGGGATCATCGGTATCGAAAAGTCTACGATAACGAGCATTCCCGGTCGGACTGAACATAACTTTACGTTTGATTGAAGTCCCACCATCAATCTCCATCCGTTCTCTCTGATAGATACGACAGGCTTCGTAGTCGTTATTCGTCCACGTTACCTCAAAGTATTGCTCAGGAAGATTCGGCAGAGTGGTTGCTATAAGATCAATCAAATCTGCATTCTTTGTTCCAGCCATGTGTTACTCCTTTTTACTTCTTGAACACACTATCCAGTTTCTGCTGAACAGTAAGTTCCAATTCACTTCTGTTTCTGGGTTTAGATGATTCGGTGTTCAAACTATCACCTGTGCGTTTACTATCAGATGGTCTAAATGTCATACTTTTCTTACGCTTAGTTGCAGTTGCTTTCAAACCATTGCGTATGACCTGTTTTCTAATAGGTTCGGTGACAATGAAATGAGCTTTCTCAAGAGCTTGTTCTACTTCGATTTTCTGACCCCTCATGCTATGCCCGGCTATGATATATTCAGCCTCTTGAATAACGGTCAGCCTATTAACCTGTTGGCCATTAGTAAGATCTCCTGGGATCTGGCCGAGTTCAAGTTTACCATAGAACTTCTCATAAGGTACCATTGTGTCAGCATTGAAGAAAGTATTAATCCTCTGGTCAATGGCGAGATTACCCGCCGCAGTAGCTCGTGCGGTAGCAGTTTCATAATTCTGTTGTGTCTGTGGAACAGATTGTACTTGTTGAATAGGTTTAGCCTTTTTCTCCAATCCTGCGACAACAACATCAATCAGTGGATCATCAGGATACTCTTTCCTAATCTTAGCGATCAATGCTTTTGTTTCAGGATCTTCCTGCACAACTGTTTCAGTAACAGTCTGTTCTGTAACCTTGACACGTTCTTGTTCAATCTTCGCACGGCCTAATTCTGACCATTCCCTTGAAGCGTTATTAACACTCAAGTAGCAACTTTCGAGCAACTTCATTGCCGATTTGGGATTGCTCTTTACCATCTCATCAACGGCTTCTTTGTCCAATCCATTGTGGACGGCGGCTCTGTAGTAAGCATCTGGGATGTTAGTCTCGCCATCTTTCTCTTCCACTCCCGAGGTAGATTCAGTTGACTCAGTTTGAGATTCTGTCTGATTGATTTCCTTTTCGACATTATCATCCGTAACTTCAGAGGTAGAATCACCATCTGTTTCATCTGAAACTGTCGTTTCTTCTTTCGTAATCTCACGCAGATTGTCTAATCGCTCTTGCACTGTGTTGACAAGTTTAACATCATCAACAGCCGCATTCGCATCTTTTAGAGGCTCTGCGTGTTCGGTCTCAGTTTTCGTTTCCGTGACCTGTTCTTGATATTCCATTGCCTTCCTCATATTACTATCCTTTCAATTAAGCTGCTCAACAACAAGTTGAGGGTAGGTTAATTACTTAGGTTAAAAACACTAAATTATAAACTAATGCTCCCAATACTGAACCAACTATAACACATCCGAGAAATAAAAATATAAGATCTCCTTCGTCTATTCGGTTCATGTTATCCTCACTCCCTCTGGTTTCAATTTTTGGCGATCCTTCACTATATTACAATCGTCCAAATATTTCTGATGTGTCTGAACATTATCAAAAATAGGACGATTCGCACTATCTAATTTTATATCAGGAAATCTCTGTTCATGTTCTGTACGTTGGCTCGGACTAATCGCCAATGAATCAGAGTGTATCGGTCTTTTGTAACTCATGCCCTTATTATGAAAACTGTATACCCGATACATTTTTTCACCGCACCCACACGCAAGAAGTTCTTTAGACCGACTCATTGGCCATGTCACTTCCTGTTTACGCCCACAACCACAAGCAAATTTATATAGTGGCATTATTTTTTCCTCTTTAGTCTACGCAATATATCATCTGCTGTTTCTCTTCCCTGGCCATAGTATGCAATCTTTTTTCCTTTAGGGGGTTTCTTCTTTTTTTGTCCTGCAAGATATTTCTTTCCTGCCGGACTATGTTTAACACCTTTAGCCAAAATCCCGACAGCTTCTTTAAGCCTGGAAACCCAGTTACTTTTTTTCTTTGGTGAATTATGTTTATACGCTGGCATCTTTTTTCTTTCCAAATACTTTTTTCAATTTAGCTGAAGTCTTAACTAAAAGATCGGCTTTATCCTCAAGTTTATCAGCTTCCCTGTTCATCTCTTTAACAACAACTGCAAGAAATTTAGGTTTTGCTTCAATTTCTGCTGCTTCACGCATTGTTCTCACAGCATTCTCAACTTCCCATTTATCGTAACCACCAATCTTTTTTGAACTATCTTCTGTTATACATGCCATAATTATACTCCTGGTTCTGAGGTCCTGGCACTCTGTGATTCGTTTGCACCTATCTGTTCTGTTTGTTTTCTCTCCTGAAATGGAGATTGTACTTTAGCTTGTTGTGCGACACCTTTAGTACCACCACTCTGCCCAGGTGTAGCCTTACCTGCTGGTTGTGGATTCATCGCCATTCGTAATTGAATACGCTGCATAAACTGTGGATCATCGAACCAATCTCGAACATCTTCAAGGATACCCATTTCTTCCGCAATATCAGTTAAGGATGTCTGAACATTAAATGGCAATCCCATATTCATTGCTACCATAGCAGAGTTCATTATACTTTGCATAATATTAGTACCGAACTCTACAATGCGTTTAGTCCTAACAGCCGGATCAAGGCGTGACATCGATCTTGCTTTAATGGTAAATGTATAATCAAGAAAGTCACCGTCTCTTTGTTCCGGTGTTAGATGCAACTGAACATTCTCACTACCTGGTTTCCTTCTGGAAAGCATAATATCCATAAACGGATCAGTATGTAAATACCAAGCTCTCTTCTCAGCAGTATCCGCAGCAAAATCATAAATCATCCCACGTGCATCTTCAATAGTTATAGTCGCGTTGGCTTGCAAAATGTTAGCCTGTGTCGCTGATTCAGCATTAGATACCAGACCAGACATCTGATCTGGATTACCCGACATGTAGTTATGCCATATCTGACACTGTTGAAGCATGGCTTCACTTTTCACATTGTTACCACCATAAGTAATCACTTTAACGGTATCAGGATTACCCATCACTGTGCCGCCATCTTCAGTAGTTCTTATATCCTCAGCTTCATCAGCACCAGCCGGATCTACAATAGCAATACTCTTTTCGCGGTCAGCTTGATTCATGTTTTTGACCATCATTTTATTAGCCATCACATGCAGATCATAATGAATCCCAACTGGGGCCACTGGAAATGGATTGCCCGGCACTGGTTGTGTCAAAGCAAGTATAGAATATGGTCCTTCTTTCGGACCATAATAATCTCGTGCAGCAAGATATTCAGGGAAAATTATTTGTTTTGGATCTGGTATAGTGATCAACGCATTGGCCCCAGGAACAAATACTTCTACCACATCAACAAAATCCTGAAGCTCATACATTTCACTATCACTGAAGTTTCTCTTGCTAAGAGATTCAACTTTATCTTTAGCATTAGGATGAGTTGACTTCGGTATCTTCATTACAAGATCATGATCCATCTCATCGTCATCCAACAAAATCTGTCGCGGAACTCGATTTCTATCACCCATGAACGCAGCTTTGCGATAATCTTTACACGATGGATCTGCGGTGAGATCATCGAAATCAACAAGATCTGTGTACACCTGTCCTTCGTCAATGAATATATCACCGAAATTCAGTATTTGCCCGCCACCAGCCAAACCAGTTTTAGCTATCCCCATCATGAAGAAAGCGTCAACAATAGCAGCCCTTAGTGTATCTTTAATCTTTATTTGCTTGTCGCCTTTGTCTAATGCGAGTCCAAGCAAATAAGCATATTGTTCGTATTCTACGATTTCAGTTGATACTTTGTTGACTCCACTTTTCATCACGAGATTCGGAACAGTGGCCCGAATCGTATTGAATATCAAGTTGATTGGTTCTTCACCAGTCAAGCCGTACTCAGATGCGTAATAGCGACCTACATATTCCTTGATAAACATCGCTCTCGCTCTTCGGTGGCGTTTGTTCCTCTCGAATCCCTGCTTAACTGCAAGAGCAAATTTAGAAGGTGTAAAGTATTCTGGCATCTCTATCCTCTAAAATCAAATTTAGACCGCCAACCTTTAGGTTTGGCACGTCTTTGTTTCAGTGCGGCTCTACGTCCAGCCGGTGTTCGCATGTCGTTTCGTGCTTCTGATGTCGTTTGCTTAGTCCTCATCTTATAATATTTATCTTCTATCGTAAGTGCATCAGCCATCGTTCTGTCACCATGAGTTTTCTTAGCAGAAGAACTCTCCTCGACTAAACATGCAGGGCCAACACCACCACTATCATAATAAATATAAGTCTTGGCCTCTTCAAGCGATATTATAGAATGATTAATATAACCGCCATGAGCTAATGCACGATCATACGCATTAAGTAATTCACCTTTAGACTTCTCATTATTATGCCAACCATATTTCTTAGTTTTCTTATCCCTAATATTACCAACTTTAACATCACGGTAATAGTATGGATAATGAAACTCTTTAACTATTCTCTTGCCAAAGTCATAGCCAGGATCACCGTTCATCTCCCATTTCAGAAACGGAAGTTTCTTACGACCGCCAACCCATAATGCCAGTGCCATAGCGATACGAGCCATCTCAAACGGCGGTGTGTTAGCATCGGCCCACTCACCTACCTTCTCACCAGTCTGTCTACACTTAATCGATCCGACCGAATTAGAAGCACCCTGGCCCTTAGACAAATCAAACCCGATGACATAATCATAGTTCTGATCCAACCTACCATTTACAAGATTGACCCAGATCTTGAGTCTGCCCTTCACTGCCCTTTTACACGATACCCTCTTGAGATCCTTTTTCTTCAGGATCATTGGGATACTGTCACTCGGTGTTCCCCTTACCAGATCTACATCCCAACACGTCTTAGGTTGTTTACCGAATATAGCTATGTGTTTATCAATGTTAGTTATAGTGAAGAATGACGAACCGGCCTCAAGGTCATCGGCATCAATCTCCCTTGCCATCTCCCGTGGTGATCTAACTGTGTCCTCTATGTCGTACCACGGTGATCTGATCTTCCAGGCATTCGTCACTGAATCTTGAACTACATGGCGACCCTTGCCCTTATCTGGATGATCCCACCACATCAACGGAAACACTATAATCGTTCCATCGTTCTTCCACTTGGAATATTCAGTTCCGGGTCCGGCCACTGTACTATTCACAATACGCATCAGTGCTGCATCTCTTGTCGCACTACGCATCAGCCGACCATGTTTCACTTTAGCAAACTCGTCCAACAGAGCAACCAACCGTCTGTCACCTGATGCTGCATGTTCCGTGGTCGATTCACCATCAATACAAGAACCATTGAGAATGTTAAACAGGTGCATTTTGGTACGGTATTTCTGGCCAACACCACAGTGAGGTGGTATCATCCATTCAGGCAACCAGGTATTGATATAGTCATGCTTTTGGAATAAAGCTTTCATGTTGCCAGCTTGGTCAACGTATGGTTCAGTTCTTGATAACTCAAGAAGTTGTGAATTAGGTCTGAACAACCACAACCAGTGCATGAAAATCGTACAAATCCAACTTGCACCCATATCACGCGACTTATTGATCAAGATGTCTTTAGCGTTAGCAAGATGCCATACCAGACGTTCAAACAAGATGTCCTGAATTTCCCATGTATTAAACGGGTTGTGGACTTCTAAGGCTTCATGCCGTTCCCCAGTGTCACCAGAGACATCAAATTGATGAAAAGTCCAGACGAAAGTGTTCACCCAGAACAAAAGGCTTTCCCTACTCGCAGCCATCAGATCATCCTGAAAACCTTTATCGTACTCTGCGTCACGTAAGATCTCTGCCCTGTAGTCAATGTTAGCTATCTCTCTCTTCGGTACGATCAATCCGGTATTGGTACATTTCCAAAACTCAGGGATGTTTGGAAAAGGTGTCGCAAGTTCTGGCTTCAGTTTTTCGGTTACATCGATCATACTATGGATTTTTCAAAGAGCTTTTTGCTATTTGGGCAAGGCGTTTCTTGCCTTGTTCAGATACTTTATCTGCTGCCGTTGCTTTGTCACCACCGGGCTTAACATCCATCGGAACTACTCTACCTTCCATGCGGTCCCAAACCAAACAAATGAAAGTCTTATCAGGTCTATGAACAACATCCTTAACGCCAGTTTTAACCCCCTTCGCATACACATCTTCCTGTTCAGTGTAACCAAGGGCGGATTTAACCACATGCCTCGCAATAGCTTCAGCCTTAGTCACCATCACGGCTTCCTCACCCCTGGCTTTTATCAGAGGATCGTCATGTTCCTCATTAAGAATTTCGCGGATATATTTCGACAGCAGTTTACCGGCTGCTATTTTTCTTCCGTGTTCGCTTTTTTCTGGTTTATCGGGCACCCACACACCTCTCATATGCTTCTAAGATACTCTTGCCGCTCTCGCACAAAGTAATACCACCACCATCTACAGGACCACTGACACAAATACCGATCACCCGGCCCTTAGAATCATATAATGGGCCGCCGCTACTACCATGTGCACCTTCGGCATCAGCCTGTAAAAGATCTTCCCATTGATAACGATCTCTGTCGAGGTGAGATAATATTCCTTTTGTTATAGTAAACTTAAAATCTGGACTATATGGTGTTCCTACAAGAAACACAGTATCCCCGATGTAACCTGGTATTGCTATGACTTTAGCGATATTAAGTTCATCGGCTTCTACAAAAATAAAACCAACATCTTCCTTGGCATCAATATAAAAATCACCGGATTCCAGTATAGTCCCATCAGTAAGTTCCACAGTAAGATTTGGATATTCCAAAACATGTGCAGCAGTAAGAATCACATCATCATGTATAAACACACCAGATCCGAATCCATAATCATTACGTATCAGCACTGAAGCATTTACCATATTCTCATATATGTTGGGTTTCCTATTTGAGAAACCGACTAACCCAAGAGTCAATAACGCGACAACCGCACATAGTATCAATCCTTTCATCCTGCTAACTTCCTCACATATGCTACCTTACTACCTTCATTAGCTTCAAAATACAGAGTAGTTGACCCATACGGCATACGAAAGATATAATTGACATTGGCCATAAATATCCATTCTATATTAGCTGCCGTTGATGTCACTCCCGTTATACTTGCAAGCATTACTTTGCCTGCCGTTCCTACAAATGTAATAACATACATCTGTCCGGCTACCAATGTCTGCGTATAATCAGCACCAGAACTGGCAATCGTCAACGTAATACCACTTGCAGCTACGGGATTAGCACATTCAACCATAGCCGGGACGCGGTTGCCTGAATTGTCGTTTGAATATACTTCACTAACTGGCATTATCTTTCTCCTTTTCTTGTTATCGCACTATCTATAATCGCTCGCTGAACCCGGCCCTGATGTTTCTTCTGGACCATCACATCTAAGATCTTCTTACACCTAACCGGATTCATAGTATTCATGGCCCGTTTGATAAACTCCGTACGGGGGATGTTCTGTTGCTCTGGGGGGAAACTGTCATACACTTTAGCTATCTGTTGTTGATTCATTCAGAGATCCTCACGCTAATAGTTTTCTCCGCGAGCACAATGTACTTTTTACCATCGACTTCCAACTCATCATCATTCCAAGTTGGCAATATCACAGTATCGCCTGGCTTGAGGGCCTTGACATCAGGGCCGACAAATCGCACTGTGCCAAACCGAGCAGCATCTCTGGAACGCTCAGGTAGGATAATCCCGCCCGGTGTCTTACCAGATTCTTTTATGGGTTCAATTATCACATTGTCTTTTAGTGGTTCGATCATATCTGTTCCTTTCAACGTGGGAGAATTACTGTTGTTCACCTAATCTAAACTTCTTTCTACACTTCCTATTCTGATATATGACTGTACTGCCCTCTATGGCGAATATTCCGAAATGTGTATCAACGACATAACAGTATGGACATGTAGCTTCGATGTATTCGATGTCGTTCCATTCTGTGCAGATCCTGAGCGTCATATAGTCCTCTCTATACTACCGGAGAATTGGAACTATTTGCAAGGTTTCTGGAAATAAAAATATTATTTTTTTTCTGGGGCTGTGGGACTCCTATGAGGTCGCACGTTGGGACTCCTGGGCTGCTATAGACCTTCTGCCGGGATCTGACTACGTGTATGTGGACCTGTTGTTAAGTGATTATCTAACACCGGATCTGGGGTGTCGGGTTTGTATAGGAAAGGGACCCAGGGACTCCCGCACCCATAACGCAAGGGTCGGCACGGGGGGGCATCGAGAATCAGACCTGCATACCATCGACAGCAGACCAGCGTCCGATAAGAGAATCTTCACAATCTCAAAGATTATCCTTGCACTTGTGTCTTGTGTGTGTTATACTATACATATGAACAGACTATACAACAACATAACAGCGGTCGATATGCTCTGGCTCGTGGTCTTGGCATATCTGGCCTTGTGCTAAGGGATAATAACCGTTCGTCCGTTACACGGGACGTGGAGTACCTTAAAATGAAGACAATGAAACGCAATAGACTCAGACAGTTAGTATCGTGGGGGTATATCACACAACCAGAAGCGAATCAGCTATGGCGTGAGTATCTCCGAATGTTTTATCACCCAAAAAGAAAGTGAGGATAAGAAAATGGCAGTAACAATTATGACTAAAGGAAAACTTGACACTAAAAAACACTATTGTCAACAGTGTAAAAAAGAAATGGGCTTCGAGTATTTCCTCGGTGCTGTATGCGGAGCTTGTTGTCGCAAGAATCACAAACGAGTAGCAGGAAGATAATCACCCCAACACTCCACTTCACCAATAGCCGACTGGTTACCCCAATTATCAGTCGGCTGTCATTTTGTCCAGACCAGATAACCACGTCCGATTATCCTTAACACGGAACAGCTCTAAAATCGCTGTGTCCTTGTGGGCGTGAATCAGGCGTGTCGGGGCTGATTGTCTTAGTCTCAGTATCATTTCTTGAAAATATATACCTTTAGTAGTACACCTTTAGGTATATACCTTTAGTGGCAGTCTAGGTAGATTGTAGATGTACCTAGACACAAAACTCCATTATCAGGCCAATAATAGCTATGTGTCTAGGATGGTCTAGGTAGATTAGGCATACCTAGACGGCAATAAACTCTTGCCTAGTATAGACTTACAAGCGAAAACACTGAATGTGTCTAGGTACACGAGATAAAACTCTTATATACATATATTACTATCTACTATCTACTATACCCTATTGGTCTATACTCTTATATATTACTAAGGAAGTTTTAACACACTACCTAGACACAATAGACCAAAACAACCATAACACCAGTATCATAAACAGTTTATCCGTGTCTAGGTACAAACAAGTTACCTAGACCATCATAGACACAACAGCCATATTGAACCAATACCGCAGATGCTGTGTCTAGGATGGTCTAGGTAGAATTTTCACCGATTGTCAAGATTTAATTTGCATTGTCAACCAAAATAGTGTATACTTTACATAGTTAAATCAAACGCTATTTGACAAATAAATGGGAGAGATTAAGATGATAACAAAAAGCATTATTGCAGTTAAATACACAACAGACGGAGTATATCTATCAGCTAAAACAGACAAGGGTGATTATGGTCAACATTACAATACATTTGACAAAACAAAATCGTCTTTTATGCCGGACACTGATACAGCAATAGAACGGTTTGTGGCGTTTTATAATCAGTTTGAAAGGGGGACAGTACAATGATAAGACGAATATGTGATAGTATCGGGTTTGAGTATAGTATCGTAGTGTTAATCGTTTGGGCTTATCTGAGTTTATGTTAAGGAGATATGATATGGAAAGCATAACAATCAATCAATCGCATTTAACGTCTGAGTGTTGGCTTGTGCAATTCTGGGGCTTTAAGCAATGCGAAACTTGTGAAGCCAAAGATACGCCTGATTGTGGTGGACAGAAAATCAGACAATCAGGCAAAAATGAAAATGGATTTTCAATACCAGTAAAATAACCAGACCAGCAGCCAGTCCGGTGCAAGGCCGGACACTGGTTTTATGAGAAAACAGTGGGACACGAGCAGGACTGTTGTCCGGCGTGTTGTAAACGAATAGACAGACTGCGACAACTTGTGGTCTGGCAATACATAACACAACTACAGGCCAACAATATGTATCGTGAGTATTTGAGAATGTTCAAGAGAGTCAATAGAGTTTAATTTATGAGAGGATATGATATGGTAAATCAAGAAATGACAAGCGAGCGAGAAAAACAAATAGATTGTAGCTGTCCAGCTTGTGGATGTTCAGACTTTGACGGTTATTGTAGCGACTGCAAGCACACAGCAGAACAAGGGAAAAACTTTTACACTGATGAGCCAGTGGTGCTGAAAAAAGGGATAACAACAGCACAACAAGAAGAACTAAATGAATTGTTGGCCGAAGATATTCTGGAACGATATAACAATTCTGAGTATTGGGAACCTGATTTAATTACAGAGTTTTATCACGATAATAATATCAAACAAGATTAAACTTCGCAACCGATGGCCGTCAAGGATAGCCGGACGGATAATACGGCCAAAGGTTATGCAGTTTATCTTTAACAATATATCGGCAAGTGATATGCTATTGCTCGTAGTGATGGTATATGCTTGCCTATGCTGAAAGTGAGGTTGTGATATGCAGTTAAATGAAAACGAAAAAATTGAAAGCTGGGTTATTGTAGTGAGAACATCAGACGGTAGAGAATTGAGCTTTACTGAATTAGGTCTTGAAATTTATTATAATATTTCAAAACCTATTGACGAAACACTCGAAGCTCTGTATCCCTGCGAATGGGTAGGCTAATCATACACACACCACACACCACAAGCCGGGCGGTACTCCCAAGCTGTCCGGCTTTGTTTTTGTGGGTGATATTGGTAGCGTTGGCAAGCGTTAGTCCATTACAGAGGACGTGAGGGCTTCGATATTTTCAGATTTATTGGATTTTAGGTGATTTTGGGCTTGACACGATATATTGGTTATGGTATAATAGCTATTATGAAGATATGGTATTTAACAGTATTAGTTTACATTACGTTAATTTTCACTGGTTTTAATCGGAGGATGTAAAATGGGACGAAGCGTAGAAACGATTGGCAGGAACGTGATATACTTTGATTTTAGTTATGGCAGCGAAAACGATTACGAAGATTTAGCAACAGAAGATTGGCAGGATTTGCAGGATAATATTATTTGTGCCATAACGTCAAAGTATAAATCTTTTATCAGCACACCGAATCAATGGGCGGAATATCCGTATCGGGAAAATCGCATATTACTTGAAAATGACCACGTTCAAATCAGCATATCAGAATATTGCGGATGCGGGGCGGTATCGGTATTTGTGCGGGACGATATGGAATATCCTGAATTGGCCGAACATTGGCTGAATCAAGTCTGGGACAGATTATCGGGATTGATTAGTCAGTATGTATCAGTATTACATAAAGTCGGTACATTTAGCAATGGTATTAGTGTATATGAGAAAGCAGGTAAGTAATGATAACGAAAAAAGACTCCAAGGCGATTGCGGAAATTATCAAGGCAGGTGTAGATATGACTATTATACACTCAACGACTGAGCCGAACACTACGATTAAAAGTAATATAGCTAAAAAACTTGCCGACTACTTCGAGCAGGAAAATCCAAACTTCGACTGTGAACAATTTATGGGGGCTTGTGGATTATGAAAACAAATATATTAGTTCAATATCAAGGTGGTGGTTATGATGGTTGTATTTGGGAGTGGAACTATTTTTACATAGACAAGCAGGGAACGTTCCACGATATACAATCGTCTGGTTGTCGCGGTATTGATAATTTGCCGGACGCGATTGAGCTTATTGAGCAGGACGAAAGCGGAACGTTTGTCTATGATATGAGCAAAGATGAAGATATAACAGCGTTTTGTAAAGAATCACATCCTGTTCACGTTCTCGGCGTTTTGCGATGGTTTGAAAATGACTACAATGAATTAGGCGTGCAGTTTTTCGCGGTATGTTCGGCGTGTGGCGGTCAAAATTCAGATGCAGATGATATGATTGTAGAGGGTGATATACTGTTAGACTACGAATGTTATTCGTTAGGACAGTGTCCCTCTTGTGAGCAATACGTAGGCGATGATGAACTCGAACCTGTTAATCGAAATGAACATCACGACTTCGATTATATCTGCTCTGATTGTAAAGAATACCACGATGAAGAACGCGAAGCGGAATCACTTGAGGACTTGCGTTGGTAGTCGTTCTGCACAGGTAAGCCGGATATATTTGACTTGGAATCAGTCGAACCGGAAATGAATATAGTATAATGAGGACACAATGAGACAATACCAACCAAACGAGTACGCAATACTATCGGCACGACTAACAGAGCAGGAAATGACCTGTATTGAACACTGCCAAGTCCACAGCGATTGTGCAGCCGATGGTGAGTGTCCATTGCAGGAACGGGTTACTGATATTATTGCTAAGGAAAGTGAGGTGGTGGGATGAATGAACCAATACAAAACGAATGGCAAAGTGGGCAGAGAAGTATAACCTGCTATGAACGGGAAATCGCAGAGTTAAAACAACAACGAAATGATTTGTTGAGTGTATGTAAGAATTTTGTGGAAATGGCAAAATGGGATAAAAAAGAGTTTGCATATATAGTATCGGATTTTTGTCATTCACAAATCAAAAAAGTCATAACCAGAGCAGAATCACAACAGGCTGATGAGCCGGAAAGGACGGGGTGAGATATGAACGAAAATAAAGACAGAATTATGCACAGAGGTGTTGACATTGTAGCAAGTGGATATGAATGGACATGCCCGAATTGCGGGGAACTTAACAAAGAATATGAATATCGTAAAGATTATTTTTGTAGCTCTTGTGGTAATCATATTGAAACTGCTCCGCCGGGGCATGCAATGAGTTAAACAGCACCATCACAGGTGCGGAAAGATGAGGTAACAGAATGAAAGCAGAACGAACAATACCGAAGCAGGAGTTTGTACCAGTGATAGTAACGCTGGAAAGTCAAGAAGAAGTGGATTCTTTTTTCGCAATAAGTAATAGCACAATAATGTGTGGTGCTTTTCCTGCATTAGATAAATTATTCAATATCCTTCTAGATTTTAATAGTGACCAATCTAATATTTTAGACGATAGACTTCGCCGCATATTGAAATCCTAAACCTACAAGCGATGGCCGTCTGCAACGTCCGGCTCAGGCTCGGCACTACCGGACGGCCAGAGGTTATGAGTTTAGTATATAGAATCCAGAGCAAGCAGGACAGGACGCGTGGTGCGTATCGAAGTCACGTATATGGTGATGATTTGCCGGACATAGTACACCGAATGAGAAATACTCATCACGATTATCAGTGTGGTGGTAAACATCCTACACCGTTAGCCGATACTAAACGTTATATATATAAACATGAATTTTGCGGTTTTAACTCAGCAGCAGACCTGCTCCGTTGGTTCAAGGGCTTCATCCCCGATTTGCTTCGAGCCGGATATGAGATTGTCGCATTGCGTGATGTGACGGTAACAGCCGTTGGAGAATTTCAGGTATTATTTACATTTAATACTTGACAAGCCGATTCGATTATGGTATAATTAAGACAATGAAAGTGAGGTGAACTGATGGGAATTATTAGTGAACAAGTAAAGCAGGCGTTTGACAATTACCGACAGGACGGCGATTTGCAAAAGTTCGCAATGAAACTGGTATGCGATGCAGATGATAGTGTACGATTCGGATGGCAAATGGGATACGTATGTGATGCTATTCGTGAACATTGTCCCAAACCATCATTTGAGTGTGTATTCTATAATGGTGAAAATGGTAACTATCACCTGTTCGATTTCGACCCGAACCTGATTAGCAGAAAATCATTGCTGATAGAAGTGCGAAGTCATTTGCGACATGAGTGTCACATTGACCCTGATGGTATAGACAAGGCGATGCAAAGCGTGTATCTACTTAGCATAAATACATTAGTAAAGGTGGTGACAGAATGAAAGTTAAAGTACAGATAACAGAAACATTACAACGGAGCATTAAAGTAGAAGCCAAAGACGAACAAGATGCTCTTGATTATGTAAAACAGCAGTATGTTGACGAGCGAATTGTGCTCGATTCAAATGATTGTACCGATGATACAGAATTTGAGGTGGTGACATGAAACCCGAACTAATATGCACCTGCGGCAGAAAGTTGGAATTAGAAGAACTGGCAGGTAATGACTTCGATGATTATGCTGCTCGGTGTGAATGTGGTATGGCTTGGCAAGTACGTGACGTTTCAGAAGAACTTGATGAAAGAGAGGACGAAACATGAAACAACTAACAGACACAAAACGATTAAAAGTGGCGATGAGCATACTTAGTGAATGGCAAGTCGATGAGTATGCAGAACGATGCAGGATACTCGAACTCAACTGCGAGCGTAAATGTGGTGATTGTTGTTTATCTGAATATGGCCGCAGAGCAATAAACTGCCCATATCTGGATGTGATATGACCAGAGCAAAGAAAAACCCTAAACTTGAAAAACCGATACCGGACATCGCACAGAGTTTCGCAGACCGATTCATTGCTTCGTATGGTATCACTGATGCGGAACAGATAGCGAAGCTGGTGTATGAGAAAGTGGTGGCTTCCCGTAAGGGGCTTGAACGTAAATATGGTAAGGATAGAAAGTAGAGGTGATATATGACAGAACAAGAACAGAATCTATTAAATGCGGCACAAGAAATTGTATATGATTTCAATCATTACGGAGAAGTATTGCAGGTCGGCGATAATGGAGAATATGGTACAGAGAGTTCTATTGGCATGTTAAGTGCTGCGATACATCAATATGAAGATGGCCGCAAGATAAAACCACTGGCTCAATATCTGGACGAGTATATTCAGCATGAAATTGAAACGGAAAATATACTTAGCCTTGATGATATTGAAGGTTCAAGTAGTTATGGTTCATGGTGTGAACTACTCGAACAAGCATTGGAAGCGTATGAATTAACTGAGAACGTATTGATTCATATTATTATTAAAAAGAAAGCGAGGTAATAATATGTTATACCGAATCCAAATTGACCAAAGGTTTGACAAACAAAAAGCCGTAATCGAAGCCGTGAAGGAACTGGCAAGCGACTTCATAATTCTGACCGGCATGGCATATTTTGGTAATAATCACAGGCCGTGCCAGGTGATTGAAATTAACTGCAGCGACTTCATAGGTGCTGCCGTGACTGCCTGTGTCAATAAGCTCAAAAAGATATTGAACATGCCACACATAATGGTGACGCGGACTGATACGAATAAGGTGACGTATTGAAACGACTAATCACAGAACAAGAAGAGCAAGCATACAGATTATGTTCACCGGATTTCTTCGGTCTAACATATGAGAACGCAGCAATACTCCTGCATTGTCATTTGAACACAGTTTGGTATAGGCTCAATCGACTTAAAGCGAAAGCTCCGCAACTATTTTATGATGGTTTTATCAGGCCAAGAACGCCGCATACTGGTAATCCGAATGATTATGGTGCTAAAGGGGGAAGTGTAAATTTTGTAATGTCTTATCATCCTTCGATGGATGGTGACATTAAAATGAAATTCTGATTATAGATTAAGTCCCCCACCCGGGGCATATTACATGAGGTGCGGTAACAGATTTCAGAGTTTGGAAGCAATGGCCAGTCGGGGAATCCTGGCCAGAGCTTCTGGGCTTTGTCCGATAAGGTTATTTATAAAATTTTTTAGATTTTTTGGCGGAAACCTTGCAAATAGTTCCAATTCTCCGGTATGGTGAGGGCATATATAATAACTAAGCGATTGATAACTAAAAAACAGGAACAAGCACTTAAGCTTTGTCACCATGAATTTGACGGCTTAACACAAGTTGAAGCAGCAGAACAGGTGGGTATTAGCCACCAAGCCATAAGTGATTTATTAGCCCGCGTTAAAAAAGTCCTTCCACAATATTTTCCTATTTTTACAAAACTTGAAATGAGATGGTATCATTATTATATGGTTGATGGTTGGAGTGTTGCTGATATAGCAGAATATACTGAATCCTCGCCGGATACAATTTATAAAGCACTCAAAAGAATAAGAAGTAAAGGAGCATATTTCACTGAACCGACAAATCGAGTATTGTCCTATGATGAGAGCATGGATGCTAACATAAAACAGAAATTTTAATCAGGTGGTATCAGCCCGAAATCTAAGCACCGCCGTTAGACAACTTCAGACTATATGATAGCGGGACTGTGGCAGACGACAAGTAGGGCTGACCACCATAATCGGGAGAATGATATGGAAATTAAACAGACAAATCCCAAAGACGCTTTGGGTATTAAAAAAGCACCATTACATTGTATTCCTTGTGGGCCTTTATATGAATTGGGGTTGGCTATGATGGAAGGCGGGAGAAAATATGGCACGCATAATTATCGTGCTGTTGGTACGCGTGCATCAGTGTATTACGATGCTGCTATGAGACATCTCACAAATTGGTGGGAAGGTGAGGACATTGATTCCGATAGCGGGCTTCATCCCCTTATAAAAGTAGCAGCATGTTGTGTTGTAATGCGTGATTCTATGCTTATGGGTAATGATGTTGATGACCGGCCAATCAAATACCCTAATGGATTAGATATGAACAAACTTAACGAACAAGCTGCGAAGCTGATTGGTAAAATTACGAAGTGTGTCGCTCCTTTTCTCGAAAAAGACAAACCATTCGTCTGTCCTGCGGGGTGGAAAATAGCACTTAACAGAGCGGATGATTGTGGATGGTATGCTTGCTATCAAAATTATAATCTACATCAAGATGCGTATCTACATAAAGGTGGAACGCTTCATACTGATGGCGGCACGGGCAAGGAATCTTATTACAAATTCGGCGAAGCCCCCGGCTACTGGCCAACGAAAAAAGATGCGGAAGCGGCTTTGGTTACTTATTTGGGGAAGAAAGGTAGCTGATGTGGCAAGACTGGCTGAATGGAATATTTGAGCTTTTGGGTGGCCTGTTTATTACACTTAGTTGTATTAAACTCCACCGAGATAAAAAAGTTCGGGGTGTAAGTTTCATACATGTAGCTTACTTTACAGCATGGGGTTATTGGAACATTCATTATTACCCACATCTTGGACAATGGATAAGTTTTGCTGGTGGTTTGAGTGTAGTATTAGTAAATACAATATGGTTAGGGATGTTGGTTCATTACATACGAAAGGAACGAAATGAACACTAAAATTGTGACATATACAGGTAAGTCTTTTGATTTACTTAATCCATTACCGGAGATGGTTTGTATCGAGGATATTGCACATGCTTTGGCAAATATCTGTCGATATACTGGACATGTTCGAGAGTTTTACTCTGTGGCACAGCACTGTGTGTTAATGGTAAAGGCTAATTTACCTGGTGGTGCTTTGCAAAAACTACTACACGATGCCCACGAAGCATATACCGGGGACATAGCAAGTCCTTGGAAACAATGTCTTATTGTCCATGATTTTGATGTGTCTGTCAAAGAATGGGAGCAAAAAATTCAAAAAATTATTGGATTAGCATTAGGGATTAACCTTGATTTTTCTGCAGAAGTCAAAGAAGCTGATAACCGAATGTATTTTACAGAAGTTCGAGACTTGATGCCCCTGTCTGATGAGTTTGGAAAATGGCGAGGAAATTTGGAACCTTTAGAAGAAAAAATAATTTGTTGGAACCCTTTAGTGGCTGAGGATATATTTCTTGCAACATATAATGGTTTAAGGAGTTGACAAATGAGTAGAGTTCTCGATATAGGCGACCCGCATGAACCAGTATGCCATCCCGGATACCGAGCATTTTGTAGGGACTTGAGACGAAAGTTCAAAACGACTAAGACAATTATAAAAGGTGACATCTGTGATCATCATGCGATTAGTTTTCATGCTGCGAATCCAATGTGTCCCGGTCCCAATGATGAATACCAACTAACCAAACAAAGGATGCGACTATGGCATAAAGATTTTCCGAGAGCAATTATTACGATAGGAAATCACGATATGCGAGTTATTCGGCTTGCAGAATCAGTTAATATCCCACCTCAATATTTACGTAACTTCAATACGATATGGAATACACCAACTTGGAAATGGGTCGAGGACATCATTATCGATGGAGTATATCATTTTCACGGTACCGGCAGGAGTGGTTTGTACCCGGCATACAATGCTATGAAGGACCACCTGATGTCTGTGTCTGTGGGGCATTGTCATACAGCATCAGGTGTCAAGTGGTCAGCGAATCCAGATCAACGAACATTTGGTATGGATGTAGGCTGTGGAATTGACGTTGATGCCTGGCAGTTTGCTTATGGTAAACACATGCGGAAACGACCTATTTTGTCGGCGGCAGTTATCATTAACGGTATACCTCAACACTTCATTATGCCTTGTGGACGAGGTGAGAAATACCATAAATCGAGATTCAAATGAGAATAGAAATAGCAGTTATAGCGTTGGTGCTCTGGATGTTATTCCATACACTCCACACGCATAGGAGACAGTGATGCCGACAACGATTCTTAAAATATGTCCTGTTTGTAAAAAACAATTTAATGTAGAAATTAAAAGAATAAATGCTGGACAGGGAATTTATTGTTCTAATTCTTGTGCGGGAAAAGTAAAAAACCACAAACCTGTTTTATGGGTATTAGTGCCTTTAACGCGAGGAAAATTTGCTAAAGTTGATGTAGAGAATGTATTACTAATTGCTCCGCATAGTTGGCAAGCAACACCAACTACTTATGGCACATACAGAGCAGAAACACACATAAATAAAAAGGTTGTTAGAATGCATCGCTTTATTATGAATGCTCCTGCTGGTAAAGACATACACCACAAAAATGGAAATACATTAGATAATAGAAAGTGCAATTTATTAGTTTGTTCCCGAAGCGAACATTTTAAGATTGGTGGAAAACATAAACCACCTATTTATTATGGTGAAGAATGGAAAAAGATACATGGGAAAAGGTAGCCGTAGACGAATGTGTTGTACAACCAGAGAAGAACAGAACTTGCGTGATAGGTATGCCAATGGGTTGATCACGTTTGGTCAGTATGAACGAGCGTATCGGAAGTTAATGAAACGAGGCTTAATTAAGAGAAATGGGAGAGTGATAGAATGAAAATTCACTTTAACAGTAATACATTTGTGTGGGATATAATTCCAAATATTTGTGTAATCCCCCAGTTTAGATTGATTAACTTTAGTTGGTTACGTTTCTGTATTAGTATTGATTATTAAAAAATGATAACTCAAATCCTCAACAAAATAAACTGGCCAAGCGATACTCTACTGCTCGACTTCGAGACATACTTCGATGCCGACTATCACTTGGGCACAGGCAAGAAAGCTCTGTCAATCGTTGAGTATATCACTGATCCCCGGTTCCGATTCACTGGGCTTGGAATCCAGATCAATGATCAGCCACGAAGATTCATACCAGGCCCTCATGTACCCTGGGCTATCAGTATGTTAAAACGTAAGTTCGGCAAGGCACTACACAACTGCACCGTAATCGCAAAAAATAATAAGTTCGATTGCCTGATCCTGGTTGAAAAATTCGACATATACCCACCATTCACAATCGATGTGGAAGATCTCAGCCGATACTTCGATAGTCGCATGAGCCAGAAGCTCGGTGATCTATGTAAGCTATTCAAACTACCGGACAAGGGTGACACCAAACAATTCAAGGGACTGTACTGGGAAACCATGTCACCAGAGCAACGCCAGGCCATGAAAGAATATTGTTTAGGGGACATCACAAATGAAAAATCGCTTTTGGAAATTCTGTTACCTATGTTGGATAATCCTGGTGTTGAGCTTGATCTGGCCCGCCATACACTTAACCTCTATCTTAAACCGGTTCTCAATCTGGATGCTGAACAAGCTGAGAAGATCGGAATGGAAATGGAGAATGCTCTATCAGTTGACCTCGCAAAAGTGGCTTGGGTCCTCAAATACAAAACCAAAATCAAACCAAACATCCCGAAAATAATGCGTGCTAAGAAACTCTTTCCACAAATCTTGCAGGATACTCTGGATGGTTGTCTTGAAGGCGAAACAGTCCCCATGAAACAGGGTAAGAACCAGATGATTCCGGCTACCGCCCAAAACGATGTGGCATTTCAATATCTCTTAGCACACGAAGATGAGAAAGTGCGTAATCTATGTCGGGCAAAAGCTGCCTGTTCAAGCTGGCCATTACATCAAAGCAAAGTCCATCGCATGATTTCACAAGCTGAGTGTTGCGATGGTTTAATCCGTATGCCGCTAAAATACTATGGAGCACATACGGGGCGGTGGTCAGGAACAGGCGGCTGGAACCCGATGAACCTGGGTGGTAAAGGTCGCGGTAGACCTATTCATCCACTGATAGCACAGGTGCGTGGAACATTGATGGCACCAGATGGTTATACTCTAATCATAGTTGACAGTGCACAAATTGAAGCACGTGAATTAGCCTGGGTAGCACATCAAGACGATTTATTGAAAGGATTTGCAGATGGTGAAGATATTTACTCGGTATTCGCTACGGACTTATTTCAAGAAAAAGTTTGGAAGCCAACAGAGGAAGAAAAGAATACTCCTGAAGGCAAAACGGCTGATATTAGAAGAGGCTTTGGGAAGGATGCCATCTTGGGGTGCGGCTACGGGATGGGAGCTAACACTTTTTATGACCGTTGCAGACAAAATGATACTCTCCGTCCCCTCTTCGATTCTGACGAATATGACTGGGATTTCATTAATCGACTTATCAAAATTTACCGAACTAAGTATTCCAATATTCCCGCCTTTTGGACCGAAATTGCCAAGTGTTTCCGATGGCCCACCAAATATCCGGAAGAACGAACCGTTTACAGAATATCGGAATCGAGTGAACTTGTATTTACGCGGTCCGGCACTACAACAAGAATGCAACTCCCATCAGGACGAGTAATGAACTATCGTCATGCTACAGTGTCACCCAAAGATAACGGCATTAAGTATCTGCATGGACACCTGTGGGGTGGATCGATCACAGAGAATCTGATTCAGGCAATGTGTCGGTGTTTATTGGGGTATTGGTTGTTGAAGTGTGAGGATGCTGGTATTCCTATAGTACTCCACTCATATGATGAGTTAGTCGGTTGTGTACCAATAGAAACTGCTGAGAGAGATTTACAGACTATGAGTGATATAATGTTACAAGGTCCGACCTGGGCTGAAGGGTTGCCTTTGGGAATTGATGCTAAGATTAGTGAAAGGTTTTGTAAATGATAGACATAATTGAAGCTGGTAAGTTTTATAATGATTGTTTGAAAAAAGTCAAAGAAGCAACACTTAAAGAAAACATACTACCAGAAAATACAGTCTTAAACGCCAAGGCAGATTTAATGCAACATGGTGGGCGTATGTGTAAAACAGTTGTAGGTGCTTTTGAACTTAACAATGTTGATTATATGTTTGAAGCTGATATAGATCGTAATGATCGACCGTGTGATATAGTACACAAAACAACATCAGCAATAGCGAATGTTGTGGCCGAAGCTATAATCCGAAAAATAGATTGGAGTGAAATTGATAAATAGAAGATCCTTTCTTAAATCCTTAGTCACCGTATGTGGGGCTGCTGTTGTGTGTCCTGGTGAGTTGTTGAAGGACGAACCAGTTGAGTTTAGGCCTAATCCAGCACAGAAAATGTGGATGCGGGGCAAAGATGGAGCTTACATTGAAGGTTATGGTTTACCTCGTTGTTATTTTAGAGGCACACCAATATATTATCGGAGTCCTTTATACGATGAAACGAACCAAACATAAACGATTCAAACACTACAAAGACCTAATCCGATACTCAGTCAGGCGTGCGATCCACCGGATTGATATTCTGGAACCTGAACTGCATGTAGAGAGACTTGTAGAACACATGAAAAAAGCCAACTGGTTGCAGTGGGCTGCTCAGAAATTGAAGGAGTTGAGATGAAAAAGAAAAGATTAACAATATGGGTCTGTGAAGATGATGAATCTTTATGGGAATACCAAAAAGAAAAGCTAAAAGAAAACTTTCCCAAAGCATCAGTGAAATTTTTTCTTAATGCTGGTTACGCTGCACGAGCTACTGGTAGCCCAGATTTTATAATTATAGATGCCGGTGGGTTTGGTTATATAGGTGGTGGTGCACATTGCACAGCTATAACTAATATAGAAGGTCTGTCAGAATTACACCCAGGGGCTATTTTTATAGTAAATTCTGCTTTAACTTTGTTTGCTAAAAATGTTTATGAAGAATTGAAACCAGAATTTCAAGCTGTTTCAAAATGGGCTGACGGATGTAATATGGGCGAGAGTATTTGTGCTGCCATAAAGGAATATCTGTGAAACCCCAAACACGCAAACAAAAATTCAATGACCTCGCTAACGCTGTGAAACAGATACGCGAAGGAAAGAAGGTGAAACGAATCGGTGCCAAAGACGGTAGTATCAGGACACACCCAGTAGTGTCAGTCGATTCTAAGAAACTTGAGCATGAGGTTCTTGCTGATTGTTTGTCTTGGTTGAAGAAACGCCATGTGTTTTGCAGCAGGCATGATGCCGGGACATTCCAGAATGAGCGTGGGCAGTATGGGACTTATGGAATTATAGGTGCCGGTGATATTATTGGAATGCTTAGGCGACATCCCCATTGTGGTCGTCACTTTGAGATTGAAACAAAACGAGGATCTGGTGGACGATTAGACGCGGGACAACAGAAATGGATGAAACAGGTGCATTATAATGGGGGTATGTATTTTGTGGTGCATGGGGTAAAAGAATTGGAGCATTTTATAGGGGAATTTGTATGACATTCCAGTGGGGCACTAATCCAGAATATACTATCACAATATGTCATAATTGGGCTTGGCATAGTGGTGAGTTAGCTTTACCACTCAAGTTATCGTGGTGGAATAATGCTGATGTTATGGGTAGTAAATGTAACGATATATCAATAACAATTTTATGCTTTCGTTTCGGTTTAGAAATTTGGAGATGGAAAAAATGAAAAAACTAATCCTATCAGCAAGTTCAATCGGTGCGTTTAAGAGTTGCCCGATCCGATTCAGGAACACATATGTGTATGGCATCCGAAAAGTAGAGGACAGTGAATCTCAGAGAGTGGGGACCAACTGGCATCTGCTTCTCGAAGTAGCCGCCCTGGTGCCGGGAGATGATTGCCCCAGTGCACCATGTCACGAGGACCCAGAACCTTGCGTAATATGTGAGGGCACTAACGTAGTCCCCGATGACATCATGGAAGCCGTAACTCGTGTATTGAACAAGGCTTATGAAAATGTAAACTTCGCTGATCCCGAAGCTAAAGAGATCGAGCGAGTGACATTGCTTCACGCACTTGCCGGTTATCGTTGGCATTACGATGAACAACTGGAACCAGTCGTTGCAACTGAACAATATTTCAGTCTACCGTTGCTCAATCCCCAGACTGGGCACCCGGTGCCAGATGTGTTTATCAAAGGTCGAATAGATAAATTGATTGAGGTTGCTAACGGTATAGCTGTCAAGGAACATAAGTCAACCAGTAAGTCTATTGATCCTGATTCAACCTACTGGGGTCACTTGAACCTCGATGTTCAGACTACTATGTATATCTATGCTGCCAGACGGATGCAGATGATAAGAGATATTGCCATGCCGCCCACCATGCATGGACCACTCATCAACACAGTCAAGTACGATGTATACCACAAGCCAACGATCAGACCGAAGAAACTCACTCAGGGTGATAGTAAGAAGTTTATAAGTGGCGGTGCATTAAAAGGAGACAAATATTTCAGCGAATATTGTGAACAACAATTTGAAATACATACTACAAATGTAAGGGCAGAAGGGGAAATTTTTGTAAACGGCATTCGTGCTGAAACAGAACCAGGTGCCAAAGAAGGCACTTTCGCCATCCGTGAGACACCTGATATGTTCGGTGCCCGATTACTCAAAGACATCACTGAACGCCCTGAGTTCTATTTTCGGTGTATTGAGCTTACCAGAACTGATGCTGAGTTGAAAGCATTTGAACAGGAGCTTTACGACATCTGTAAGAACATGCAGTTTATGATCAGGTCGGGTAGATTCTATACTAACGAGCATGCCTGTGAAGCTACGTTCCGATGTGATTATATAGAACAGTGTTACAACCGTATGCAGGTTGATCAGGATCATGTACCTGATGGGTTTAAGTGTATTTTTAAGAAGGGTGGTGAGTGATGAAAAAATCTGAAGTAAAAGAAAAGCTCGACCAAGTATGTCCCGATGGTGTATGTTATTTTTATGGGATCCCTATTTCTAATTTTAATAAACACCAACTACAAAATTTTATCTACTTGCTTATATCGTCCATGATGGCCAGGGATGAAACTAAAATATGGCATGATAACGGTTTTGAGTATTCAGTATGGAAGGATAGCAAATGACCAAAGCTGAAACCATATTCGCATACGAACTATCACTAATACACGACACAACCATCAAACAATTCGTGATCACATGCTTCGACAAACTCTGCCCAGACTACTTCTGGACCTGCCCATGCAGCACAACAGGTAAATATCACCCGCAAGTGTCACTTGGTATCGGGGGCCTGGTCCGGCACACTAAGCTCGCTGTGTGGTGGGGGCTTGAACTGATAAAAGCACTACATGGTTCACCTGAACTAAAAGATATTGCTCTGCATACATTACAAGACGAAATTATTGCAACACTCTTACTACACGACATGATCAAGAATGGTAAGGGCCTGAATACACAGGGCTATCCACTTGAAAAGGGTGTAACAGGGACGCATGGGGTGACGTTGGCTAAAAAGATAAATGATGAGATCAATGCCCCCCAAATGATGACAGAAAGCTATATTAGAATAGTCACCGGGATAGCATTACATATGGGCATTTGGACTACTAAACCATATAATGCGACAGACTGTCCCGGATTAGAAGCCTTCGCACAGTTAATCCACCTGGCCGATTACGCGGCCAGCCGTAAAGTTGATGACATACATAATAAGTTAGAAAAGGAGAGAACCGATGACATTATCAAGAAAACCGCCGACTTCCTCAGAACCGGCAAAATCGAAGCTGGCCAAGGCCCCCCCTGCCCCGGTGTCCGCAAAACCGAAAGCTTCAGCCATGACATCCACGACTTCAAAGACTAAAGTAAATAAGACGTTCCAGGTAGCTGTCTGGGATGGTACTGAAGAAGGCGAAAAGATCATCGTTTATGCTGATTCGGGTATGGGCAAAACCACACTCGCTTCAATGTTGCCTACACCTGTATTTGCTGGCCTTGACGATGGTGGCCGTAAAATCAGAAATCCTATCACCGGCGAACTATTAAAAAATATTCCTGGTATAGAAACATTTGTTGATTTCAGAGCAGCCACTCAACAAGCTGATCTTTTCAATGATTATGAATCATATGTTGTTGATACTGGCACCATACTTGAACCATTAGCACTTGATTGGATGCTGGAAAATGTGTTGGGCGGCGAGAACAGCACTAACCGCATGAAAAACATTGAACATTATGGATGGGGTAAGGGCCACCGTCACTTATATGATACCATGCGTTTACCTCTTGCTGATTTTGATGCCTTAATCAGACGCGGTAAAAATGTATGTATTCTTTGCCAAATGCAGCAAGTGTCAATAGCCAATACCAGTGGTGAAGATTATCTTTGCGATGCCCCCAAACTGGCACCCAAACACGGCAAACAAACTCCATCGATCTGGGGTATGTGGGTTGAATGGGCTGATCATGTTTTTAGAATTAGTAATGAAGGCGTAGTAGCTACTAAGGATGATGCTAAAGCTAAAATTGCTAAGGTCACTTCAACAGGCAATAGAATTATTAATGTCCACGCACCAGAAATTCATTATAAAGCCAAGTGCCGAGAACGAATACCACCCAGATTTCCTGTAGTGTCGTTCGAGAGTCCTTCGGATGATTCCATATGGAAGTTCCTGTTCGGTGGGGCGTGGCGTGATATTCCAGAGGAAGGGGGTGATTAATATGCCAATATGGTCCGATTACAATTTTACAGTTATAGATACAGGATTACGTTTTAGGGGACATCCTATTTTATTAGGATCAGATACTTTACATCGTTCTGCCGATAAATGTGTACTTACTCATTTAGATCGGTTTCTTAGAAAGAATCTATCAAAACAACTTATCGAAATGTTAATAAATTACTCAACTGGTGTTTTGGTAGAGGGAGCTATTCCGCCTAAATCAGAGGAAGGGGGTGAGTGATGGAACAGTTTAAGAAATGGAAAGACAACAAGTGTGTTAAAGTTTGTAATCTATGTCATATTGGTGTTTGTGGTAGTTGTAGTAGAATTGGAACAAAAGAAGATACCTGGCGAGCAGCTTTAGAGTTAGTGCTGGAATGGCTTAATCATTCATCAGAGCATAAGGAAATAAAAGATAAGATACACGATGAATTGGAGAGTGACTAATGGGTATAAAATTCAGAGGACCAGAACCCGGCAGAAACGACTTGTGCCCCTGTAACTCCGGGCTTAAATTTAAGTGGTGCCATGGGGACAGTGGCAAAGCAGCAGCATGTGATCGCGTTGCGTTTGAACATATGTCGATACTGGTAGCAAGAGAACAACACAAACGTGGGATTCTATCAGATGCACAGTTCAAAATGTTCATGGCGAAGTACAAACCTGATGCCATACCAGAGCCAGTCACAAGCAAAGATGTGAGTCAGATATTAGATAGTGCCGAATTGAAACGGTGTGATTGTGGTGCACCGATACCGGATAATGTTAAAATGTGTGTTAAGTGTAAGAGGGTGAAGAGATGAGATGGGGCAAAGGAGCAGTCACACCTAAATCCTTAGAAAAGCACGAATTTTGGTTTGTCTGGTATCCGGTGTGTATATACGAAGGTCGTTGGATGTGGTGGGAGTGGACACTCAGGCATACCGATAAATGGGGAGATGTGACATACGAATGTCTATTTGAAGGTAAAAAACCATAACATTAATCAGAAAGGGTAAAACATGGGACTTGACAGAATCGGAACATTCAGATGTAAACTTCTTGAACATGGCATCGATGGCATGAAGAAAAAAGGCACTGACATAGAA